ATGAACCTCGCAAACTTATCTCAAGAAGAAAAAGACAAAATCAATGTCGATTTGGCTGCTTCAGGTGTCGCATATAAAGAACGGCTCAACATGCCAATTGTTGCGTCCGAAGTTGAACGACAACAACCAGCACATTTGAGAGCGTACTTTAATGAACGATTAGTATTTTATAGAGAGAGAAGTAAGAAATTGCCTGACAGTAAATCGGTACAGTATTTGAAAACAGAGTAGTGCTGATGCTCGATGGAACCGACCAATTTATATAATCAATCAGTTATCAATTTCTGGTATCTTATTGGTGTCCTGATTTTCTTCCTCTTCTTTCTGCCTGCGTTCCTCTTCCGCTTTCTGCGCTTCTTCCATCTCACTGACAATAAGTAGCACTAAAATTAAAATCGCTCAGCATAACAAGGAAAATTGACTAAAATATAAACCGCAACTTATTGAAAATAAGAACCATTACCATTAAAATGGTATAGAGCTAATTACTCATTAGGAACTGGATATGACTAAAAAATATTATATTAATAATATGTTCTGGGGATGGTTTATAGGTATATTACTTATTTATTCTTGCCTAGATAATGATATAAGAGAATATAAATGGTTATCATTATTTATTATCAGCATTATAGGAATTGGGCTCTATCCATTGGCTAAATTTGCTGTTGAGTCATTTTTTTTAACCTTTACCACAAAAGAATTCTGGAATACAGGTTGGTTTATAGATACTCCTGGGAAAAAAGGTATATTAGCGCTATATTCCATTACAATTTTTATCTTTGCCATCCCTATTTCTATACTTTATATAATAGCTATTCTAGCAAAAAGGCTACTTATATAATAAACAAATATTTTATTTTTAATAAACACGTTTAATATCAGTTGATTAATATAAATAAATTTACTTTTAACATTAATTTGAGCAAAAATATGTACACATTAAACCATGTACAACGATGATTATGTACAGTCGTCAATGAATACCTAATTGATTGTATCTCATCCACACATAACCAATAACCATTATTTTCAGGTTCAAATCTCACTAGCTTGATAATGTAATCGTGTTCAAATTTCTGTCTAAATTTTGCGCCCCTCCATTTTGGGGTGCTCAAATCTTTAACAGCATTAATAATACTAGCCAATCAACCCCACCCCCATTCATCTATCTCTTATTGACTTCTTATTGTAGGATAGATGTAACCCACGAATTAACACGCCAGTTAATGAATACCCGCCACTCATCCGTGAGTAACGGGTATTCGCCTTCCTTTCATCCTTGACGGTAATTAATTACCACTTATCTCGGTAAGCAAAAGCAATAAAATAATCATACTTATTTTGTTCAATTTTATGAGTTATATGCTTTTGAATTGTATCTATCCATTCTTTTTCCAAGTCAAACTCACCATTATTGATAATATTCTCATTTTTTGGATTAACCGTTTCTCCAATTAAAAAATCGTCATCTCCAAAATCTTTGGAATATTCTTCACCAATAAAGTCTTCTGTCTTTTTATCGAACCAATAAACTCTTAATTTCAATCCCATGATTTGTCATCTCCTTATAAATATTTTTTGATATTGCGTTTCGGATCTGCCGGTTTAAGTTGCTTACCCGTTTTCGGGTCAAATGCCCCAATATGTTGTCCATCGCTAGCACGATAACCTTCAATAATGGCTAACATTTTATCTATATCTAACATGATGTGCTTTGAACATATAAGAAAGCCTCCGTGAAGAGGCCTCTATTAATTTAACAAGAGCAATGATTAACCTTTTTTAAATCCAGGCTTACCATTTTTAGCCCTCCATTCTTTAACTTCTTTAATAATAGCAGTAGCACTCCCATCATTATTGCCTTCTGGATAATAAATCAGATCCGAACCTTCAGGATGCTCAGTGATTTTAATAAAATGTTCTAAATTATCATCTTGTGTTTTTTCGTCACCTTCACAATCAATTATAGCTTCAATAAATTGTTTAAATTCAGCTTCTGTATAATCATTAATGCTATTTTTCAGTTTCATCATTATTTTCCTTTGTGAATATCAATGTGACGTTTCGGAGTAGCGACTCGAATATTATCTATATCATAAACCTCTCCACCTTGACTAATCGGTTTATCATGGTGAAGCTCAAAGGAACGTCTCCCTCCAACACTATCTTTATATCTAGCCCTAGGTGCCAAACCATTTCGCATTCGAGTTCTGTTACTTTGTATAAAATTCTTACTTAACTCTGGATCTTTAGATACCTCCTCCCATAATTTCCGTCTAAACTCATCGAAATTATTAAATTTTTTACCCCGTAATTTATCTGCAATACGGTCAGGAATAGGAGCGCCTTTTTCTTTTCCCGCATCGTCAAGCCATTTATCACCCACTTTTTGCCCTTTTCCCGTGGCGGTTCCTGGCTGATGACGTTTTTTCTCCTTATTAAGCTTATCCTCAGCGGCTTTTTTCTTCTCCTCTGCTTTCTTACGACTTTCCATCGCAATGACTAAGGCTTCCTCCGCCGCTTTTATCTTCGTCCGTTGCTTTAATAATTGTTCACGAACTAACGTCAGTTGCTCTATTGCTGTGCCTTGATAGAACTCTCCTAGAGTTAATATCAATTCCGTTGGGCTATCAATATAATCTTGTGGTACTTTATCCACTGAATATTTAGTTAAAACTTCTTTCCAGTCAGTTTCTTCCGTAAATAACGCTTCTGCACCTTTATCAAGAAGTAAATTAAGCCGTTCCTTCGTTTCTATCATCGCAAAAAAATCAAATTTTATACGATTTCTATTCCCCCAGTCAGGAAGCTCATAGATTTCATGCCAATCCACTTTTAATGGATGAGCAACAGGGTTAAGTAAAGATAAACCTAATGGTTCATTTTTTAACTTATTCAGTTGCTGCTCTTTATCATTAGCATGAACAAGCGCCTTAGCTAATTCTTTTTCAGCTTCGACTAATTTTCGCTCTGCGGCTGCTACCGGATGTGCCGCCAAATACTCTTTATCTCGACGAAGTATTTCTTCAACTTGTTTCTTTTCCTGTTCAGGAGAAACCTTTCTCGATACTGAAACATAAATAGGCTCATGCTTGCCATCAAAATGCACGATAGCATGGTGTGTTTCTAGCCAATTGGGGTATGTAGGAAGATAACCTTCGACCTTAGGAGCCTCATTTACTTTTACCGTTTTTTTCGCCACTGTCTTTGGTGAAGCTATTTGAATCTGCATCGGCTTCATATTTGGCATAATTTGCGCAGTATACACATTCGGTTTATTGGTGGGGATGGCTTTCACCACGGATACCCGTGATGGCTCTTTTTGTTGGGTAAAGGCATTTTCCCGTTTTTTACTCTCTAGATTAATCACGGGTTCAGCCAATACAGTGACAGGAACTTGAGCGTTTTTCGGTATATCATTGGCTGGAACAGATGTCACGGCCTTAGCCGGTAAACTGGTTACTTGGTAAGGCTGTGTTTTATCCACCACACGAAAAGCGCGCGATTTCTCTAACATCGCTTGTTCTTCTGCTTCGGACATAATGGTATCACTCGGATAGAGTGCGCTTACAAGAGCACCACCCACTAATCTCCCCACATAAGGCGCCGCTTTGCTTAAAACATTAAAACCTTGCATCAAAGCAGAATCAATGGCTCCCCAATTAACCGTAAACCCAAGTACACCATTAACCGGATAAATCGTCACCGGAAGAGCAGCATAAGACATCACCGCCATTTTCTCAGGGGTTTTACTTAAATCTAACTGATTAACAGATGAAGAATGATGATTATCACCGCCCTCACCTTTTCCTACTGGGCCACTGCCTAAATCACCTCGACTGGGTTTATCCGCAGTCACCGTAAGAGAATCAACTGAACGCTTACTGTGTCCCATAAAAACCTCCTTATTTATTTTATCCTGATAAAGATAGAGTACGTTAAATACTCGACACACTAAGTACAACTACGTACTGTATGAAAACACAGTATATACAGAGAAAATATCGTCAGACAACCTGTTTGTTTCGGCTATATTCGGATAAAAATTGAAGCAACAAGGAAAGTAATATGAGATGAAAAAATTGATAGGATAAAAAGCCCACATAAAGTGGACTAAATATGAATTATGATTTATAGAAACTAACACGATATGACGTACGGTCTCTGTTGTGAGGTATTTGAGCAAATGGCGAGATTATTAACTGTTCATTTAGTACCTGTGCCAGAGACAATAGCAGACCCTGACACTGTGCTAACAGTGCCTGTTGTGTATATCATGATTTATTTCCTAAAATTTAGATACAAAAAAACCACATTAGTGCGGTATTTAATCTTCTAACATTGAAACGTCTATCATAAGCCCTTGTTCCATTAATCCAGAACCTTCTCGACTCGGAGGCATACTTATCCAGCCATCCTCTTCTCCTAAGAACTCGTATCGATACTCAAATGTTAACCCTCCCACATCATCAATCAAGACATAACGCTCGCTATATCTTTTGAATGTCCAAACTTCATCCCACGTGTCAGGGTCTATGTAGCTTCGTATGTTTGTATTATGAAAATACCCCATAGAGCGAGTCTTAATCATGCCATACCGATGACCACTTTTGCCTGCGATTCTTAATGAGCCTTTGCCAGCGCTCCCCGTATTGACATCATAATATTTCTCAAAGCAGACCAACTTAGCAAGAGATGAAAATTTCATTTTCCCTTGCTCATCATAAACTTCAAGACCAACTCCGTGTTGAGGTATGCTTACCTTGGAAATCGGAGCAACCATCCATTGGCTATTTAACGCATAGATTCTCGGATAGCTATCATGAGGGCCTGATGATGACGTTAGTTCATCAGGAGTTGCTTTTCTCAAAACACATATTGTTTCGAGTTTATCGGTTAATTGTATCAGCCTATTATTTGTGTAAATTTCTACACCAACCATTTCACACCACCCATACGACAACATGACTTGAGAATGAGTCATTCGCTTGTGTCTGCCCACCACCAGAGCCATTGTTCTCCCAGCGATAGATATTGTAATCAACGCGGTAATTTAACGTGTTCCCAGATATGGAGTACTCTGTTCTCTCATTAGGCTTATCTACATGAAATTCACCACTCCATCGAGAGCGATACCGTAGCCAGAAATGGCAAACAACCTCACCTCCTAAGGAAATCTCAGGAATAGTAAGAGATCCATATTGGGACAAAGGAAGGTCAAATTGCCCCAAGTGGCGCGGTATAATAGTGTCTTCTCCAATAATGAGTCGCCCTTTCTCATCATATATTTCTAAACCCATGCCCATTACCATATCCCCATTCTGATACGCATTGTGCCTTTTTTATCAAACAAACGTTTTAATATGTTTGTTTCAATCCAGTACCCCTGAGCGTTATTCCCATATTTAATTTCTTCACCAGTGCGCATATTAAGTTGATAGCCCACCTTGTTTGCATGGCTGAAATTGGTTGATTGCAATACATTAGCTATTTTTGCACTGGTAATAGTTGCATCACCAATAAAAGCTTCATTAACAACCACCTGTCCATTCTTCACGATAAACGGTGTCACCACTTTGCCATTTAATGACGATATCACTGCAAAGTTTTGGGCATTGACCAGAAATTGGCTATTTCCTTGTGCATTAAACCCTAAGCCAATGCCCGTAATGACTTTATTCCCTTTGCTATCTTGCTGAACTTTCATTGTCCATGATGCGGAAATTTTGCCATTTATGTCGGTGACCACTTTCGACGTTTGTTCGATTTTGGCTGAACTTGTACCCACTTGGCTTTCAAGGCGAGTGACTTGCTGGGCGGTAGAGGTCACTTTACCTGAGACCTCAGTCACCTTAGTTTCAAGTTGGTTTACCGCATTCGCCGTTGCATTGGCTTTCTGTTCGCTGGACTTAGGTACTTCATTCGCCACAAATCCTTTTGGTGCCACCGATTGTTTGTTATTGGTATAAGTGCGGGTGATAATTTGATGGTTAACACTTTTATGCTTAGTGAGCTGATATTTAGCACCTCCTCGCAAATAGATATATTCCACAGAACCATTCGTTAATTGAGCTGGCCCCATCACAGGGGATTGATTTGTCCATCGCCAATCAAAATTATCAATGATGCGGTTTTCAGACTGGGTTCCCCATCCAGAACCACTCACTTGCCATTCCACAATCATGGCAAAACCTTTGGTATTGTGAGTCGCATAGCTCGGTTTATTGTCTCTATATTGCCCTAATGTCCTAAAAACCTTAAAGGCATAACGTCGAGAAGTTACTAATGGCAAAATAATCGGATAATAGGTGTTTTCATTGAGTTTAGATAAATCTAAATCCACCACCACAGACTCCGTTAAATCGGCTTTCACTGTATCTAATTTGCTGGATAACGTTTGTACCTGAGAGGTTGCAGACGTCACTTTGCCATCAATATTAGATACTCGCGTATTTAACGCATTCACCACACTGCTATCAGCTTTCCCCTTAAGATTTGAATTGAGCGTTGAAATCTCTTGCGTTTGTGCTTGCTGTTTCGAGGTGAGGGTTTCTAATGATTTATTAATCGCTGAAACATTCCCATTCATCCGTGTTTCCAGTGATTGTCGGGCTTTCGCTTCTGCTTGGTCGCCTGTAACACGTGCTTGTTTCTCTGCGGAAATGAGTCCTGCGGTGACTTTCGATAAATCATTACCGGTATAATCACCACGAAGTTGAGTGGCTAAGAATTGGCGTTGTTGTGCTTCGGTTTTATCAGTCTCAATACGTGCTTGTTGCTCTTGTTTAATTGCGGCTGCCTGTGCTTCTGTTGCCGTTGAAACTTGATTTATCCGCTCAGCCAGTAATTTTCCTGCCTCCTCCCATTTTTTTTCACTTTCTTCAATCGTTGCTCCATGCCTCATCAACTCAGATAAAATCTTGTCATGATTTATCCTCATCAACTCATGTAATTCAGTAATATCGATTTGGTTAGCTTTACTGTTAATTTCACCCAATAAGTCTTGTGCGAGTTGGTCTCGGCTGATTTGCCCCGCTAATTCATCAAGAATAATACTAGCATCAAACTCAGATTCTCCCAGAATAAACTCAGTCCATTCGGAATGATTACCTATTTTATCTACCAGTCTTGCTCTAAAATAAAGCGTTAAACCTGCTGATAACCCTGCCATTTCATAGGTTTTTGAGGGATAAGGAACATCAGATAACAGCATCAGACCTTCACCATTATTGGTTTTGCTGTACTGAATTTCCGTTTTTAACGTATCACTGGTGTTTTCACCAAATTCCCAGCCTAACTTAATGCCAAATACGAGCGGTGAAGCTCTAAAGTTTACAGGTTTAGGCGGGCTCCCTACTTTTCCTGTCAGTGTTGTTTCTGGCGCATTAGTCCATACACTGGATATTTCAGACGCATTTATCGCACGAACTCTCACCTGATAACGACCAGCATAAATGCCATCAACTTCAAACCCACATGTTGATGTTCTTGGCATTGATACCCAGTTATTATTATCTCTCCGCCATTGAGCCTCATAGGTAATGGCATTATCAACTGCATCCCAATCAACACGCAGAGTAATAAATGAAATACCTTGATTAACCTGAGAATAGGATGATATACGAATGTTTTTAGGTGGTGCTTGCACACTCGGTGGAACAATGGTGATTGGACGCTCACCTATTCTTGCGCCAGAGTCAATGTGATCGTAATTGCTTGGGTTATGGATTGCGCCAGTAATAGTGTATGTATTATCGCCATTATCAGTAATATTAACGACCCGATAAAGTTGTAATGTTAAATCATCAGCATCAACTGTCCAAACTGCGTTTTTCTCTGGTTCCTGTGAGTACTCCGTTGAAATTGTAATGATATTATCAGCAACCAGTGATACGGTTCTTCCCTCTGAGCGCCCGTTTGGCAGATTAACAATCAACCTATCACCTGCTTTAATATTGGCTCTGCGATCAAGTGTTATTTTTCTGCCTTCTACACGCGATATACGTCCACCATTATCTCTTCCAGCCAATGTAGAATCGGCAACAGCAATGATATGACCAGGAGAAGGTATTGCCCCCTCTAATCCTGTCGCAAAACTAATAACTCTGTCGTTAGCATTGGTGAGTAACGCCCAGCGACCTCTACGGTTAGCCTCCGTCTGTCGAGTGCAACCTATCGCTGATATTTCAGTTTTGCGTACTCCGTAACGACGCTGTAGTTTAATATCGGCCACAGCCTCAATCGCATCATTACTGTGGTTATTGGTGTCTGTGTAGGAAACTAATGCTTGTGTATATCGATTTTGCTGACTACCTCCTGAATAGGTAGGCTTACCTCCAACAATATTGGCATTAGTAAACGTTCTAAAAATACTATCTGGCATATCAGCGACAACATTAACCTTGTTATCAGCCCAAAATGTCATACCACGAAAAATAGCCGCTATATCTCTCAGTACTTGGTATGCCGATTCTTGCGATTGAATATAAACATCACACAGGAATCGAGGCTCCTTACCATCACCACCATGCCCATCGGGTACCAATTCATCACAATATTGCGCAATCTTATACAGGTCCCACTTTTCAACCTGAGAAGACTGGATCCGGTCACCACAGCCGTAGCGATTATTGAGTACTAAATCATAAAATACCCATGCCGGGTTATTGGTTGCTGCAAGTTTAAAGGTGCCATCCCATACGCCTGAATAGGCCCGATTAATCGGGTCATAATTCGTGGGCACTTTGATAAGCAAGCCACCTTTTGGGCGAACGCTAATTTTAGGGATGCGATTATTAAATTGACGCGCATTGAAAGTAATAAACAATAGGGCCGTATTTGGATAACGCAATTTAGCATCGATAACATCAGTAACAGCAGAGATAGTAACCTTATCAACAATTCTGGCTGTATTCTGATTCTTAGTTAATCGTCGGACACGGATCTGCCAACCTGTATTTGCCTTGGGTAAGTCAATGCGGTGTGTTCGCTGGTATTCGCTGGTCGTTTTACCATCAAAAGCAGACTTTAATACTTCATTATATCCAGCACCATCTGTAGATAAGTCAATAGCATATTCAATTCTATAGCCTGTAGTATCCCCGTTATCGTGTTGTTGAAACAATTGAGGAACAGATAGTCTAATGCGCACAGCAGATAGCTGAGTGTTATTAATGCTCCGCACATAGGGCTGATCGTCTTTTAATTCCAACCCTACCGATGTTTCGCTATCTACTGATGGGATACCCTGAATGTATTCTTGGTGTTCACTACCCGGTCTAAATTCCCAAGTGACACCCTCAAAATTCTTAGTACCGTCCGCATTGCCAATCGGTGTATCATCAAGAAAAATACGAGTATCGTCTAAGCCACCAGCAATTTCACCTTCTGAGATAGCCAATAAAATCTTAGCTGTTGATTCAGAAAGTAAGCTATCTGGTGATTCCGTGGGCGTATGTCCGCCACCGCCACCACCTTTTGCACCATGAATTAATTCCATATTTCACCCATAAAAAAAGCCACATAGTGGCTATTCTGAAATTCGTTTATGTTATTGCTGATCTTCTGTGTAAATCCCTGCAGAGATTATCGCTCCACCCACTTCTCGCCTATCTAGTCCATAAAGTAAAGGAACTGGATTTCCTTGTGCGGTTGTGTTTACAACACCACCAAAGGCGTATGAAGGTTTATTGTCGGCGTCTTGACGCACAGATAAGCCACGCGGCTGAGGTGACAGCATTTGCACTACGCCACCTAGCGCCATTGCTGCCCCGCCCATAGCTAAAGCACCACCAGCAAAACCACCCGCACCGAATGCAGCCCAACCTGCAGGACCTAACATCATGGCAGCACCAATCATGGCTACGCCTAAAATAGTCTGGAAAAACCCACCACGCTTGCTACCTTTTATCACTGGCGCTATGCGGATCTCTTCTGTGGTATCAAGATATAATTCATCTTCAGCAATGTTGCGCTTACCTTTAAATACGGCAAACTCCAGCCCTTTCAGGTGTGCATTAGCAAGAAACGGCTCAAACCCATCATAAAGCACGGAGAGCGCCTTAATTGCTTCGCGAGGTGAATCTATATCTAATTTGTGTTCACGCCCAAACTTTGCGCCAAGAACACCATATAGACGTATTGTTTTTAGGCTCATACAAACTCTTTCCTCCGCACAATTTTTACGGTTCTATCTCGCCAATAATCACTGTAAGGAACCAACCTGCTGAGTTGACCATAAAGATGGTGAAGTAACATGCCATTCATAATCACACCAGCGTGATTAGGTACATCGGCTTGCACTTGCATGATGATCATGTCACCCTCTTTCGGCTCACCAGCAATATCAACAAAACCTGCTTTTTGGTAATTATCCATATACAAGTTTTCGCCTTCTTCCCACCAATACCGATCAACGCTGTAGTTATGTAACTCAATACCGTGTTTTTGGTGGTAGTAGTCCATAATTAACGACCAGCAATCAGCATAGCCCAACACAAAAGGCCGTCCTTCTAATTCTCGTTCACCTCGAGGGTAAATAATTCGAATATCACCCTCTGGGCATGATGCGATCACCCAAGGTAATCCTGTCGCATCACACTGTAGTTTATCTATTTCGCTAGGTTGAGTCGTTACACCATCTCCACAATGGCTGTGCACAATTGCTATTGGCTCTCCCCAGTCCTCAGCAAGGGCGTAACCCTCTGGAGAAAGCTCAAAATGCTCTGTTGGACTATCTGAAAGATTGCTACAAGGAAAGTATTTTTTAACTCGACTTTTCTGACAGATAACTCCGCAAGCTTCTTTTGGATATTCAGCTTTTACATGTTGAAATATCGATTCCCTTAATTTTTTTGTGATCATCTCGTTAACCCCGCAGCAGGAAACCCTCCGAAATCTAATGGCTCATTCTCACCAAAGCGTTTTTTGCAATCACTAATAAGTCCACCACAACTATCTAGCGCAGGATCATCAACAGGGTTTCCTCTCTCATCAAAATATTTACTCCCTGAATATGAGCACCCATTACCACTACGATAATCGCCTTTCATGCACCAATAACAAAGGTTATGAATTTGTCGAACGGGTATCATTACTCCCTGCAAATCAAACGGGCTAGACAGCTCGAACTCTACGGATTCGCCAGCCACCTCATTAGTTTTACGATCGATGTAATAAACTTGTTTAAAGCATTCGTCTGGATTAGCTGTTGAATTTCCCTCAGGAAAGTTTTTAGCATCAAGATAGTGAGCAAATGTCTCATAAATAGTTACTTTGGCTTGCACCATGTCGTCAAACTGAAGACATAGAGATGAAATTAAGCCATCTATATTGGCAACCTTTAGAGATGGTCTCGCTGGACTACCATCACTATTTTTTGCCATTCCTTCAACTTCGTAAGGCCATGCTCCGTATTCATTTCCTTGCCACCAAATTGGTTTTGGCTTGATAACACCATTAGATTTCTCTATTTCTTCCGGTGTGTGAGGTAAGTTATAAGCATGGAAGCGAAGAATAGGGCCATCAAACCCACTACCATCCACCTCAATTAATTGAACCTTATTACCCGGCTCTAATTTTTGTACATCTGCTGTGATATTCATGCGCTAAATGCCTGTTCAAACGTAGCTGTCAATTTCATTACTCCATCAGAGATGGGGAGCATCGTTATTGAATCAGCTTTAACACGATAAAGCCCTTTTTCACCAAATGGAGGCGTCCAAATAAATGATTTTGCTGTGTGTCGCCGAATGAATTTAAAAATAGGCATCACCTCATCTTTTAGTCCCATATAAGCAAATGGCCACGTTTGAGATTCTGGATTAATACCATCACCAGCAACTTGTTTGTAACCATCTCCAAATTCAACTTCTTTAATGCGATGCTTGAACTCACCGCTTGGCGAATCTTGTATTTGTGTTCGCCATTTAAACTCTTCCATTGGTTACTCCAATAAAAAAGGCGATACAAAGCCGCCTGATCAAATATCAGGATATTAATAAATATCCATTAGGTTATTTTATATATTCAGCCCAGAGAAACTTACCGAAGGAATGGCTGACTTACTTCGATGGAGAATTGAATATGTTAGTTAGTGAAATGGCAAAAGACATAGAGGCCCTTCAAACACGTACTCTTGCTTTAGAGTATATAATTCAAGTAATGATTAGGAATATGTCTGATATTGAAAAAAAAAACTTATTAGTGAATTAAATAGAGTATCGCATGATAGTCCTGTAACTATCGAGGCGTTTGGTATCATTCAGTCACATTTACATAATTAGTACCATATTATAAAGGCGGTTACTGTGCCGCCTTTATGCGATCTATCATGGTTCTTGCATATTTTTCCGCTCTCCCCATAAATGAAGCAAATGTTTCATTTGGGTTATAATCCTCTGTGTACTTAAATTGTAACTTTGGTTCTTCATCTGGGGTATTATTTCCCACTATCTCCATTACTGTAATTTCTGACGTTAATATAGGTTTTTCACTTATTTTTATGGCCCCAATGCCATATCTTTTTACATCCCCTGTAATTTCCACTCCTGAAAATTTGTTTGATAACAATGGGAACTCTACTTTGATTTTCATAACTACCTCTCTTAATTGCCTTTGATTGTTCTTGATAATGCAGATGCTGGGTTTCTAAGTAAATTGTTAACCCCACTTTCCACCATTTGCTGGAATTCACGCTTTAATGATGAAGCATTGGCTTGATTACTTGACGGCTGTTGCTGTTGTCCATTTTCAATATTAATATCTCCTAAATTAATCTGTACGTTTCCACCACTAGCAATTTGAGGATTGCGAGCGATAAATGCTGTTGGCTGTGTAACCGACATTGGCGCTGAACCACCGACATGACCACCTGAAGCATAACCTCGCTTTCCTGCATCCATTAGTCGATAAAGGTTGGCAATACCTAATCGTTGCGTTGCTTCCTTGGTAAAGACGAACTCGCCTTTATGTACTACACCCGCTGGATCATGTTTTCCACCATCGCCTGTATAACCACCACTTGCAAATCCAAAGAAATTACCTACCGCACTACCACCAAATGCCGCTTTCATAGCATTTAGCATAGCCATCTGCATTAACATCTTGGTGGTCATTTCTAAGAATGAGCGAGTGAAGTCAGCAAAATTAGCTTTGCCCGTCAATACAAAATCAGAGAGACTGTTACTCATGCCCTGAAATGCTGATTGACTAATTTGAGCTACGTTACCGTAAACGTTTGTTGCCTGATCTTGGAATTCAGCAAAGCCTTTCTTAACGCCTAACTCCCAGTTAGCACGAATAGCGTCTTCTTCAGCGTACCATTCCTTTAATTTGTCCTTTTTTTCAGGAGTGTCAGCTTGATTTAATGCGCTTTCTCTTTGTTGCAATCGGCTAGATAGCCCTGCTCCTTCCCTCAATGCTTTTATTTTTGCATTAAGGTTGTCCATCCATTTGTTCTGTTGGTCTAGCTCTCTATTTTTTTGCTTTTGAAGCTCAACATCATCACCAGCTATGGCCAATGCTTCTTGAGAAGCAAGAATGTAGTCCTTTTTAGCAAGCAACGCCTTTTCGTCCTTGGTTAACTGTCTTGTTTTCTGAGCCTCCTCAAGGATTGATATTTTCGCCTCCATATCCCACAGCTTTTTACGCTCAGAGCTAATCACATCACTGACTGTTTTATGCTCTTTTAGCACCTTCAATTGTGCTTGCAGGGATAGTAGGGCTTGATTTGCTGATTCGTCTACTCTAGTACCATAATCTGGTCGGTAGGTTGGGGTTTTAGATGTTCTATCTTTAAATTTATTATTTATATTTTGTACTGCTAACTTCCTTTTATCTTCAGTCCAAAATTCAGGGTCTCTTCTAACTTGCTCCCATAGCTTATTTAGGGCCGCTGTTCTTTTTTGAGCGTTAGTTGCAGTATCTTCTAATAATTTATTATATTCTCTAATTGATTCTTTTCTTTTTTCATCCGCCTCCTTGGATTTGTTTTGTGCTTTTTCATAACCTTCATGAGAAGATACGACGAAACTTAAAATCTTTTGTTGCTCCTTTAAGTTGCGAATCATATTTTCTCTTTGTTCTTTGGTTCCATGCCAAAATCCAGCATTTTCCCATTCTTTTATTCTGTCGTTTATCTCAGCTAACGCCTCCGCATCGGAAAGAGGTTTACCAATATTTTTTAAAGCATTTCCTGCATTCTTTATTGCGGTTGCAACATCATTCCATGCTCTCTCTAATGAACCTATATTTTGATTCATAGATCTAGTTCTTCTATCAGTTTCCTCTGACAGTTTTTTAATTGAAAACTCAGAAGCTTCTTGTGTTTTTCCTGCTATTTCTAATGACTTAATGTGCTCGTATTCAGACGCAGTCAACAAATGCAATGTTTTATCTAATTCTAAAATAGCATTTACAGGATCATCCTTTAGCCTCTTAAATTGGTTTATTGTTTCATCTATTGATTTTCCGGTGGATTGCTCCATTTGTGCTGCAGCCCTTGCCACCAACAAAATCTGGTCTCCTTGAAAACGCCCACTACCCACCACTTTAGTTAGAGCTGAGGCCATGTCACCCTGAGTAATCCAGTTCCCAACTAAAGTTTTAGATAATTGATTTAATTCATAGGCTGTTTTGCCAGCGTAACGTCCCGTCATTATCAATTGCTTATTAAACTCAGCAAATTCTTGAGATCCTTTATAAGCAGAGTAAGCCAGGGCTAGTGATGCAGTTGTTGCTGTTGCAATAGCAATCTTTGTTGGAGTAATTATCGATGCAAGCGCCTTCAACGAGTTTCCAATACCACCAAATGAGTCCTTTATCTGTCCACCTTGTTGTATCATCACCATCCAGACTGGCATTCCTGATGCTAATGACGTAACAATATCTGTCATTTGGGCTGGCAATTGCCGCATAGCGTTTCGATATTGGTCAATGGTGATTGAGCCATTCATAAAGGCTTTTTCTTGCTCTTTTAGCCTGTTGATCATCGGCGCAGCTTGTTGCGACACGCCAAGTTGAGCCGCTTTTAACTCTAAAATCTCTGTCCTCGTTTTTCCTATGATTTCAGTTTGATTTTTCAGTGAATTTAAAAAATCATCAGCAGCTCGCTTGGCTCTATTTGTTGCCGCCTCTTGAGCTAACAGCGCCTGCCCTTCAGCTGTAAGAGACATGCTAACACGTGTTAATTTATCCCTAGTCTGCTCAAGTATGGCGTTATAGTCTGCAAACTGATCCTTTGGTAATATCCCTTTTTTATTTGCTTCTATTAATTTTTGAGTAGCTTTATCAAGCGCATCAAATGCTTTATTGGTTGGATTTATTGAATTTAATAAGTCATCAAGTTCTTTCTTTTGCCTCTTTATCGCGTCGGCTGCTCTCTTTTGATGATCAACCCCTCTATTAAACTGGTCATTTAAATTTCGCGAAGAACCGCTTACCTTCTCTGCTGTATCGCCGAACTCCTTTAACTTTTGTGTGCCACGCTCCAGATCTGACGTATCAGCCTTTAATGATATTGTTGCTATATCTGCCATTTAATTTCCTCCAGATATAAAAAAACCACCCGAAGGTGGTTTGTAAGTCAATTTATATGAATTTATTTTAAGGTCGCTTCAACCTTCTCTGGGTGTAATGTGTACATTCCGCCATTGAATGGGTCTACAATAAACCAACCAATCAATCCTCCAAGTAACAAGTTACCACCAATGTACCAACCATTAGCGCTTGACTTTAAAGGCAAGGTGACTGGTGAAGCCCCATCTTTTGAAATAGTAACTTCATACTGTTTCTTACCAAAATAACTACCTGTTGACTTTTCTAAAGTGACGCCTTGTGGAGTTTTCCCTTGCGAAACAATCCTGCCTTGCTCATCTTTTATGGAAAAATCAGCACCAGAAGGATTACTATCGATTTGCACTAGTTGAGTTTTATCTCCAACGATTGTTGCGCACCCACTTAAAGAAAATGCAAAAAATGCCACTACTGACGCGATAATTATTTTTTTCATTAAACCATTCCTTTTTAAATTAATTAGCGCATCTTATGATATTTATCTAACAAAACTTTACAATTAAATTTTTTACAATTTTATAAATTTTAGTTGGTATTTGCTTTCTTACTGTAGCAATTGTGAGCAACAAAAAACCCACCGGAGTGGGTTAGTTTGAATATTAATAAATTAAAGCCTACTATCCATTTTTTTATCATTAAGCAGTTTGTAAAGTTTATTCACAAAGGAAACGTTACTTAAAATCACACTAAAAATACAATAAATCTGTATACAAACTAAAATAAATGTATACATTACGCCTAACATTTTGAAAAAATTAAAGTTATCAATGTAAAAACTGCTTCCTTTGATAAAAAGAACCAATAAGTAAAACACTAAAACACCAATCAAAACAATAGCTGACAAGGCAATTGTAGTGATTAGGCTCTCCATTTTTTTGGTTTCCGTTTTACTATCAAAAAAATCATTTTCTCTGTTGTTAATAATTTCCGTTATCAGTTTGGGATACAAGTACCCAACCCAAACTCCCACTATAGCAAAAATTATTGAAGATACATTTTGCAGAACCGACATGATGTTAGTGACATTATTATAAGTTATATTTTCCGCTAAAAAGTAAGACATGCCTGACACTAATAATATTAGCATCATGATTACCCATGTAATCCATCTCTTAAAAATTAGCCTTATCACTTTTAACATTTTAACCCACTCCCGCGCTTGTTCTTGCACGCCCACTATCATCGTTAGCAGCATCTGATGAATCTTGGTCTTCAATTAATCCAGCGATAAATCTATCCCTATGCTTACTTATTTCATTAGCTAGCGAGACAGCAGATATATGTTTTTTACTAGCAGCTGAATAGGATATAGTAAATGAATCTCTTAGCACATATTCATTAAACCACTTTGTTTCACTTTGCTTACCTCCCTCCCTAAATCCAATATTATCCCATGATGACTTTATTGGGAATCCATCATCATAAAACTCTAAAATACTATTCAGCTCAGCTTGAGTTGGGGTTTCTTCAATTAAAAGTTCAATTCTTTTTTCTTTTGTTGTGGCTGGCTTGTCTTCCTTTGTCATTGAAAAACCATCAAATAACTTAGTAAAAAACGATCTTTCATCACGCTCAGATGTACTTATCGTATTGCGATACACAATATGAGTAATATTGCCCCTAATCCGCTGCAATGTTTCCCTATTTGCTTTTTTCATGAACATCTTATAATCAAATAAAAACTGTGTTCGAAACTTGCCGTCATCAGAAGAAAAAGTAACCCGATCAAAGATAAAGTCTTTCCCACCAACGCTCTCTCTTTTGTTTTTTGATATTTTCTTACCAGAGAAGCTCATTCTATAATTAACAAAATCTTTAATATACGATGCAAACAGGTATGTGTCTGTACTTGAATGAGGAAATTTGATGGCAACAAATTTATTTAAACTCGTAATGTACCAATAATAACAAGGCTTACCCCAGATATACTTTTTGCCTTCTTTGCCGTCAGAAGTTAGTAAGGCTACGGTATCTGAATCACTATCAACTGGGCTATTAACGTCAACTCCCAGTATGTTGCCATTGCCATCTTCCTCGGACTTCCATAAGACAAAGAAATAATCACCTGTAGTGGGGCATTTATAGGCATTCCTACAATAAATTTTTTTCCTCAATCGAGTATCATCTTTTGTTGGTAGGGTGTTTTCAAATCGATTAGTGTTAACCCATGAAATAAGCTCAGAAAGAAAGTAGTTCGGTGTGTATCGAGGATCAATATCTCCTCCATTACAGCCATATATCCCCATCTTCTCAACATCAAAGTATGTTAATCTTCCAAGTTCTTCTGACATTAGAATTCATCTCATAAGTAAAATTTTTTTATCATTTTATATAATGATCAGATACCAATCATCTGTGAATAAAAACACTGGTTTTATAAACATGGGGTATATGTAGCTGCAACAATAAGCTTTGTATGTAAATACAGTGTATCTTGTTTTTTGGGGGGCTCAAGAGATATTCTTTTAGTAATTCGGCTATCTTCGGACAAGGCTATGGTTGGCGCTTTCAGAAAACGAATAAAGGACCAAACGTCATCAGGTTAGTAGCAGCCCCATTTCCTTTGTACGGATATTTGACTTAATTAAATTCACGTCTAATATTTGTTCTGCTCAATAACGAGCATTACAAGGAGTTTTTATTATGGGTAAAAAACCCGGTGAAAACACAGGTAAAGATGGCGGTATCTATCGAGAAGTTGGACCTCGTGGCGGTTTAAAAAACAATTATGCCACAGTGAGAGACAACGAAAAGCTACCACCAACAACGCAATCAGGCAACACATGGGTTCTTGAAAAAAGAACACCAAACAGTAAGCGTCCTTAACCTGTTGTAATAATTAAAGCCGGCCTACGTCGGCTTTTTTGGGTTTAACACAGAAATCCACCATCCTACTAATAAGATGACAAAATGTTTCATTCGCGGCTCCTGTTTCAACGCTCACACCGACGCGGTAACAAATGTCGAACGCTATATGTGCGCATTCGTGAGCTAGAGTAGATAATTTACCGTTAAACACACCAATAATATGGAGTACACACTGAGTGTTAGTAACTGTATGACTTGCACCGTTAACAAAACTATCCCCACCATCAATGCCTAGTTTTTCATGTAGAGAGCGCCAATCATCCCAAGAGCCACAATAGATAATATATCCAGATTCAAATAAAGGCACCTTCATATGTCGATACTGCCTTAGGATTTTGTTCATATTCCTACCTTTACTATAAAATATCTCAAGCCTGATAATTGGCTACTTTCTCTTTCTGCTCACCAATCTGCGCTTACCACTGATTAGCATTTTATTTGTCAGTCATGCATTAACGTCATACTATAATGGCTCACTTCAATGAGGACATTGTAATGCCATCCAAAAAATACCTACTTGTATATGAAGCATTCGACAATACAAATGTATTCTTATTAAAAGGAAATGCTGCTATAGAAATAGAATCCGGAAAAGGTATTGAGGAGATATTGAATACCTTTACTGAAGTTGCCTGCTCTGAAGCTAGAAAAATTGATAAATATGCTAGACGAGTGGCGATAGTAAGCGTAATAGAACTTTAAATAGGTTTATTGCTTTACAAAAGCGCGACTATGGTCTCTTATGCATCACCTCTAACGCCTTAGCTTCCATAATGCGGATATCGCTAAACACGGTCGCTCTGTCTTTGATGTTGAATAAGTCCATCACTTGGTTTAATGGGTTGTAATCCAAACCAGTGATGCCATTCATACCTACACGCCACTGTGTATTCATGACTGAAAATACTTGGTACGAATCCCAAACATCAGGCCATATTTCAACATCATCAATATCAGGCGGAAAGCCAAAAGCGCGCTCGAACTCAGCCGATTCCTTTGAACTCATTCCGCCATACATCGCCTCGGCGACCGTTAGGAGTTTTTTTCGCGGTTACCTAGCAGTTCGTTGTAATACGTTGATGAAATAGCACGAGAGGCTGAAGGGTAGTTATCTAACAATATGTTTAAATTTTCTTTGTTATATGGTTCTTCTATCGCCCAGTCAGCAATAATCTGCTCAAAGAACTCAGAAATCGGTTTTTCTCGCATTCCATCAAGCTCACTTACTGAGTGATGTTTAAATGTGAATGTAACTACTTCTGGCTTTTCTTTGCCAGCAACAGGAATTTTAACGTTAGCTTTGAAGGTTGGATTTGGGACGAGTGTAAATTTAGGCATTATCAGTCCTTAAAAAGCCCCTGTTTCGGGGCTGTTGTGAGTATTTATTGGTTAAGATGCGTTGGTATAAATCTGCATTTCAGATTTAAGTGAGAATCGCGCTGTTACGTTTTCAACTTCGTTGATAGCGGTGTTTGGCACACGTTGGAATGAAATTGAAGCTGTGTAATAGCGATCCTCTTCTGCGCGTTTATTGAAGAATCGAATTGCAGTAACTTGCTTACTGTCATCCAATTTTGTTAGCAATTTACGGATAGGCAACTTGGCATCGTGAGCAAAGGTATAAACCTGTACAACACCATTTTTATAGGTATCGATAGTTTCTGCCTGCTCATCTTCAAGAAATTGAACCTCTTGAGTTTGCTGTTCCCCACCTTCGGTAGACAGTGTCATTACCTGTGGCATGACTTCCCATGATAGTACTTTCTTTAATGTTCCTGTACCACCACCTACAGGGAATACGTTTTTATCACTGGTATCTACACCCTCTAGGGTGACTTTAGATTCAATAACACTTGCAACACGGAACGCGCCAGAAGCTTTCTTCCACCCAGATGTCACATGCACAATATCGCCTTTTGCAATGTCGCCCACGTCATCAACTGTTAGTACGGCTTCTTCGGCATTAGTTACCTCGGTAATTTTAATTTCGTCATCGTATTTACTTGCGACGTAAACACGCGACCCATTAGGAATGTTATAGGCCATTGTTAACCTCTATTTTAGGTATAAAAAAACCGCAATTAAGCGGTGTTATCGGATTGCGTTACATCGATAGGATGCACGAATAGGAATGGTATAATTTGTTTCATCTGAAATTGATGGAAACTGGCTAGGCTCTCCGTTAATGTAGACTCCCTCCCCTAATGTTAATCCGTTCTCCAATCTAGCGTTAACATCATCAACAATCGTTGAGAGTTGCGAGTCTCCACCCCCTACTTTGCCGACCACATTAATTTGAATAACACCACGATAAACAGGCATATCCTGAGATAACCCAATATTATCCGTTTCTACTGGCATGATATGGAGTTGAAGATAGGGATCGTTAATATCATTAAAAGGAAGATTGGGCCATGCGATTTTAAGATTTAAATCCTTGCCAATGCTCGCCACCAGCTTTCGTATTTCAGTATTAATTGTCGACTGATTCATGATTTAGTTTCCGATACGGCAGAGTTGAAAAACTGACTAAATTCCTCAGCAGTCACAGCAACCATACCGTTAGGTGCTTGTTTCGAATGCCCCATTTCAAGGCGGTAAGCATAAGGCACATTGTTTGTGAAATAGATAGCTTTCATTCCTACCTTAAATTGTTCAATAACAACGTTGCCTAACGCCTTTGTCATATTGCCTGACTTATCTATGCGCCCCGTCTCGCCTTCCGCTGGGGCATCAAATGACACCTGCCAATTACCTCTAAACCGCCCCCCTGTATAACCAGGAGGAACATAAATATCCATAGAGTCATTAACACGAACACGCTTTTTTAATTGACGTCGCTTTGGTGTTAAATTATTAGGATCTTGTTTTAGATATTCATTATGTTCAAAAACTGCTTTATTGTAGTTTGAGGCAACCCTATTAACTTCCCATAATTCAGGATTTCCAACAGGTGACATATCAACAAGCTTCGCTAATATTTTAAACCCTGTATTTTTGACAACCGTTTCAATATTTGCGTTAGATTTGTCGATAAAGATATTAATCGACTTCATGAACTGATCTGACATGTCACGCCCTCAGTTGAGACTGATAGCAGATAATAATATCAGCGGGTTTAACAGGGTTCGGTTCATGAACGCGCAACCAAACGCCATCGACAAGCACCTTATCCCCTTTCTGAATATCAATATCTGGAGGAAGTATCATTTTAATATCCGTAGAGAGAATAAGCGTGCCATCGATTTCGTAAGGTTTATATTGCGTTTTTACCCCGACAACAGAAAATAACGTTTCTGGCTCAAAGTGTTCCTGCCCCTCATCATCAACCCAATGCTTACCATCACGCTTAGCCTGATAGGAAACGCCATATTTTTTCAACATCCTTAATGCTGTACTCTGCCCACGTTGATAAATGTTCATGGCTACCTCATTGCAAATGTATTAATGGCAAATCCATCCGAGACATCAATCAAGCCAGACAATAAACCTTTTAACCAAGGAAAGTTTGGTGCGCCAGTATTAGTGCCTTCGGCATATTGCACAGTAATAGCGCCCTCAATTCGCTCTGAGGTGATTTCAGCGCCTAACGTGGGCTGTAGGTCATTTTCTACTGATTCAATCGCTAAACGGCATTGAGCTTGGATTAATTGCTTTGGTATCTGATCGCTTGGGATGGCAACACCGTCGCGAGATAGCCCTGAGCGAGGGAAAGATAAAGGTTGATTTAGGTTAGTTCGTTTACCTAACCATTTTTGCGATTCAAGATAATCCATCGCCGTAATTAGTAATGCCTCTAATCCACTATCTGCCAAAGTGATATTTCTATCCTCAGCGTATTTCTTCAAATCATCCACACTTGCGTAGCTATTAAATATTGGAGAGTTCTTATCAGGATCAATCATGCTCACCTCAAAAAAAAGAGGGGCACAAAGCCCCTTAAATTACTCGTCTGGAGAAGTTTTTTCTGTGAATGTAATTGCATCAGTATTTTGTGCAACACCATCAACAGTGGCTGTGACAATAAATTCACCCTGTGAATCAGAAGTTAATTTCACTGTCGCACCACCAGCTTTGCCCGTCTTAGATGAAGTAACGCTTAATTTGCCACCTGTTGTAGACCAATTAACGGTAGCTCCTTCGACTGGAGAGCTGCCCTTGGTGTAATTAAGAGTGATCGTTACTGTATCTGTACTGTCAGCGATAGCGGACGTTTTATCCGCTGACAGGGTTACTTTCCCTCTTCGGCAGTCAGTTTAATCATGACGCCAGCGGTTAATTTGTTGCTAGTGAAATGCTTCTTCCAGTTACCTGCGGTGCCTAACTGTGTTAAATCAGGGTTTTTTCCTTTTGATTCATCCCAGCTATAGCCCAGAACGCCAACGTTAACCACGCCTTCACCACGATAACCAACTTCCAAGTTCTCCTTGTCATTGATTTCATAAGATCGGAAAGTCGGCTCTTGGGATTCAGTGATAGTCACAGCACCCGGCACTAAACCAAAGATGGCATCTACTGGCGCTGTATCCGTTACCAGCACAGGCTTACCTAATGTGCCTGGCTGTCCACCGTAGATAACCACACCCGCTTCTTCATACACTTTGTTGTCAATGGCCTGATCAACAATATCGAAGTAGGTGGTTGAGTGCATAACAAACAGATTTACGCGGTTGAACTTATCACCATATCTGCGTAAACCTTTGGTCAGTGTTTTCTTGCCATCTGTCGCAATATCCGCAGTCACCACCATTTCTTTGTTATTGCCAATAGCGGCACCTAAAGCAGCTAAAGAGTATTTGATATAACCCTCTAGTGAAGCATCTGCCGCATCGGTACCCACTAACTCAGAGAACTCCGATACATCACGGCCACGGCGTTTAAATGCTTCTTCTGTCGTTGCATAAGGACCATATTTCCAAGGTGCTTTTACATCAACAGATTCGCCCGCGCCGATTTTTTTGTTCTCTACAGATGCTGTGGAGTTTACATCACGATGCTCAATCGAACCGCCGATCTGATAAAATGCACGCTTACGGAAGTCCCCCTCAATAAACAAGTTATCCAGCACAATTGCGCCGTTTGATGCCTGATTAAATACTGCTAAATTATCTTGACGGCGTTCTAAAAACGCAGTTTGTGCTAAATCGTTATAAATTACTAAATCATTATTAGTCATCGTAGCCATTACTTATATTTCCTTACTCTTTTGGAAGTTTTAAATATGCGTCACGCCCGTATCGGCGAATATAATCAGCCTTGTCACTAGCGGACATTTGAGAACGTTTAAAATGCGCACCACCTTGTTTATGTTTCCCTGCATCTGTACCAGAGGCTGCGGGGAATAAGTGAGGAGCACTTTCTTTTAGGGATTCAATCCATTCAATAGGTGATAATGGCGTACGACCATCTTTACCCATAATTGGATTGCCATCTTCATCAACGGCTACGGCCTGACCTTCATCGTTGATCTGAAAAATGCCTTTGGCACGTAAAATTAAATCTTCTTGAGCGCTGGTTAATGCACCCGCTTTCCCTGCTGCAGAACGAATTTCATCGCCTAACACACGAGCACGGAATTTATTTGCAAACGCCTCTGCCTTTTCAGCTTTAGAGCTTGCTTCTTTTAACTTCTTGTCGAAATCACCACGCAAACGCTCAGTGCGCTTATTGAGAACCTCGTCAATCTTGCCATCTGCAATGAGCTTGGCTTCTTCGTCATTCTCAAAGCGTTTAAGCATGCCCTTCACAGTGTCTGGGTCAATGCCTTCAAAACGTTTCAGGTTATCGCCTTGCTCTTTGAGCTTGCCTAGCAACTCACTGTTTTTAGCCTTTAGCCCTGAAACCTGCTGGTCGATAATAGCTTGAATTTCTGGAGTGATTTCCGGTGTTCCACCACCTCCACCTTGCGAACCATCATCAGCCTGTGAATAATATTTGCGTTCGATATTCATAAATAACATGTGATTCCCCTTGGGATTAGATGCGCCTAGCGCGTTGTAATAACTCAGCCCTGAGCTGAGTTTAGGTAATAAAAAAGGCCACCGAGGTGACCTTGTTAAATGGTTTATTGATTAGCTATATCCAGCCTCTCTAAATGCATGCCCATCTATCTCTCTAAGTCGCTCTAGTGAAATAAACTCTCCCTTATCGGTATAAAACTCAGAAGGATGCATACCGCCCTCTTTCATTAGTCTGAATCGCGTTTCTCCGAAAACTTGACGCTGTCGCCATTCAGGTTGCCGTTGTATCCAATCAAGAAAATTGGTATCTGCTGGCACCTGCCCGTCCATTGAGGCACGAGTTCCTGCGTCCATCTCATCTAAATCGATGCCTAATTCACGCCACGATTTGGTAACCAGCGTTTCTGTTGAGCGGCAATTGAAGTGGATTTTTCCGGGGCCTTGTAGATAAGGAACTTTATGACCAATAGGCTTACCTTCCAGCGTGTATCTCAACCTATCCCGAATAATGCAATCGTGAGATGTTTTATTATCGAGGGTAGATAACCATTGTTTACAATCAAGAATGTCTTTATTGGCATCAGCAAACTGATCTCGCGCTGTTGCTTGTAAATGGCTAATGGCCGTTTTAGCTATTGTCGTCGCATTAGCTCGGCTTAGTTGCAATACGCCATCCTTATAACCTTGGTTTGCATGTCCTCTGATTTTACGTCCGATTTCTACCGCACTATCACCATTTAAATAACCATTCCGAACAGCGTTATTTATGCGTGTCATGCGATCTGATTCTAATCCATCAGCCCATTCAGAAAGTAATTTCCCTTGAAATGGGCGAGACATGACTGAGGAAAATAGCATTTCCTCTGTAATGCTCATTAGTGGATATTTGCGTAGAACAACATCAGGTAGTAGAGCATCAAACAGTGATGGGTAGTAGCCAGCCTCATATAATGCATGCGCTCTCATTTCTTCTGTTAACAATGAAAAAGCACTATCAACTGCACGCTTATTAATACTTCTAACGCTGGACAGCAACGACTCCAATCGCCTTGCAGTGAAACTATTAACATCGATGGAGGTATCATCTAAAGACACTATAAGTGAAGCAGTTAATTCAGCATCAAACTCATTAAGTGCCTTTATCATGCGTCTCGCCACCCCTGTAGAATAGCGACCAGAAAACAGGGAGTGAGCAATCAATTCATCCATTAACCGCTCATTCACTGATCTCATGTCTCACCTACCATTGTCGGCTCTTGATTATTAAGCTCATCCACCACCACATCAACATCATCAGCGGGGTCGATAACATCGTATTTCTGCAAACTTCTCACTAAGTCAGATTTACGCGTTGCGCCAGATTGCCATGCTGCGACGATTTCACGGATCATCGAACTATCGGCAATGTGATTAACGAGGTCTTTGTTAATCTCAAACGAAATGCCTGCAGTATCTAAACCTAAGTATTCAGCACACCATATTAGCGATTTACTGCATGCATCGGAAACATTAGAGCAACAGATGCTCAGGATAGAGGTTTGTGCGTTCTGTTCACCGACAGACTGAATAACCGTTTTAACTTTGCTATCAGCAGAAACCAATTGAGCACCGAGCGCAACCATATAATCGCGTTTACTGTCCATTGCTTCTTTTGCCAGCATGTTAGGTTGAGCCTGAGCGTAACCAAAGAAACCTTTTTCTGGCAACATAATTGGCGAGCGAGAACCAACCATAACGCCTTTCTTTTCTAGATAGTCACGCCATTCTGTTCCTAGCCCACCTAGATAAGGTTGTATTTGCCCACAGAAGAAAACAGAATCTTCATAATCAGCAGAGTTTCGATAATGCCCTAGGTTGATTTTTGCCAATCCTAGAAGTGGGGCTTCATCAATAGTGTGATCATTATTCTGTGCACCAATAAATGTAAATGGAATTTCATTCCACACACCGTTACCAGCACGCGCAGGTATATACTCAGAAGAAATTTCAAAAACGCTACTTCCACTGGGCTTGCGATAGACACGACAGACAAACTTACCTTCTTCTATCGACAATACACGGTATTGAACCTCATCCTTAAAACCAAACCCGTCCTCTTCTTCCACCGTTTCACGCAATACCACCAGCGTTAACATCGTGCGCCCATTAATACGAGCTGTACGCCAGTTAATGATGTCTTCAGCACGATATTGGAATATGTACGGGAGTTTCGAATCACTGTTGTAATCAACATACAGACCATGCCGACCGACTTCCAATACTGACTCAAGTGAAGATTGCGCCAATTGATAAATACTTGAACCCGCACCATCAGCATCGTCTTTTAAACACGAAAGCTTTTCGACAATAGCAACTAAGGGATCTTTTTTAAATGCCATCCCTATCATTCCGTTGCGAGTATTGCCTGTTATTGGATAGAACACCGCACGGTCTTGATAATCTTTATTGCGCTTCTTTTTACGCTCGCCATCTTGCTCTTCAAGCTCAGGAAGATAATTTTTTATATCTTCACCGCCTCGGCAAACAGCGCGAACTAGCTCCCACTGAGGAGCAGCCGTTTTATACTCCGGTCGAGTGAAATCTACATTTGTTGTACTCATCAGAAGGTTGTTCCTAGGTTAATTTCGAATGCTGGGCGCTTAGTGTTTCTTCTGCTCACCGCAAAATACCTAAATCCGTCAGCATCATGTGACGTGTAATCGTGAAGTGGTTTATCTTTCCAACAGCCACGCTTGTCATCCCACTCTTTGCGATAAGCTTCTAGATGAGCAATGCCTTCACTGCATTTGTGTTCATCGAACACGCAAAGTGGCAGAATTTCACGTACTGCCTCGATACCTTCATCAACTGAAAGCTTCGGCACTACTTCAAATCGGATTGAGTAAATTTGTCCGTCGATTTCGTACCCTTCACGCGCTAACTCACGTCGAGATTTCGCATCCGAGCCAAACTCACGGTTATCGATATCATGAGGGCCATTGTGACTTGCATATGTGTAGCCTTTGTCTTTTAACACTTTCATGTAGTGCCGTAGACCTTCACCACTGTTTGAGTAGTGATCAATGACGTGGAATTCCTCACCAACCTCACGAATAAACCAGATTGACGTTGAGTCACCCACACCAATATCCCAGTACGTGTGAACCGGTAAGTGCGAGTTATCAGGAAGTGTGCCAATGCGTTTATTTTCGTACAGGAAGCGGAACTGCTTGGCGTAGTAAGCGCCTTCAACCGATTGTTGGAATGCCTCAGACGGTATTGACGGATATTCCCGTTTCATATCGTCGCCAAGCGTTTTCTCTTTGGCGTAATACCATGCTTTCTGGCGCTCATTTAATTGAACACCATGTTTGCTGGCTATCTCATCAAAGTAATCAACTAACCGCTGGGGTAATGGCTCAACAGGATTAATGGCATACTCTGGATTCTTCCACCATGAGAAGAAAAAGAACTTCCAGTCTAGGTTAGAGAGAGTCTTATTCTGAATTTGCGCTTTCTCAGCAGACTGGCAATAATCGAAGAAATAACCTGCTCGACCCTCCGCTGTGCTTTCAATCGTCGTAAAACAATCGCTTGATACCGCCTCAAATGCGCCAGTGACAATCTCACGGGCTTTCTCTGGATACTTAGCACATATCTTACCGAACTCAGAAACGTGCAAATAACGGAGTGTACCGCCACGAAATGACGTGCTGATATAAAGCGAGCCGCCTTTGCTAAACACCAACTCACCAGCCGCATCATTACTCGCTGGGTTAGCCGCTTTGATTTCATCGGGTAGCTTGTCATAGGCATACTTTATCTTTTCCCTAAATAGCCGCTTAGCATCGTTAAGTGTGTGGGCTATCAATGCACATTTAGCCGCCTCAAATAACGCTGCGTCTAGCTGGATAATGCAGACCTCAGTAGTGAAGCCAAGCTGACGGGCTTTAAGGATAATGTTTCGCGTGTGCATCCCTTCAAAATATTCGAGTTGCTCAGGCGTCATTTTAAATCGAACTGGCTTGCCTTCTTTATTGGTTATCCAGTAGAGGTGATTTAATCGCCAGAGCTTATCTCTCAATAATGCAAGATGTTCTGGCTTCATGATTATTCCTTAGATAAGTCGTCCATTAGTTCTGATAGCTGACTAGCTGTCTTATTCGGCTGAACATCATCAAGGCCGTATGCTTGACGCTCAAGGCCAACTAAATTTTTAAATGTTTCGCTTAATGATTTGGCTGACTTAACGCGCTCAGGCAGGGAGATGATTGAGTGATAAATTTCATTGAGTTTGTCGCGTCCGTTATCATCAGGACTAAACATTAACTCGCCAAGTTTTCTTAAGGCTGGCACATCAGCACATTCAGCAGATAGTTCATCAAATAAGTTATTAGTTAACTCTCTAGCCCTTCGAATATCGCCTCTATGCTCCATGCGGACATTAGCGATAACCTCGGCATTAGCCTCAATAAGTTGTCGTTCTGAAATAGCCTTTTCGGTGGCAACCAGACTGGCAACCTCCCTTTTGGCAACCAAGTTTTCAGCCCTAGCTTTAACCTTTGCCTTTAGATCTCGCTCCCATCCTTCTTTCTTGGCGCGCTTACTTATCGCCTGATGGGTTATCTCGTATTGAGAGGCTATTTCCCTTATGGACATCACGCCAGCTCGGTAAGCCGACTCGATGGCCTCCCAATCTGGTCTTTTAGCCATACATCACCTTTCATAAATTAAATTAATGCTATAGTGGATTTTCGTTCATGAATAGGAGCAATAAATGAAATACTCTCAAGCTGAAAAGCTTCAATTAATGATGCTTTGTGAAATTTACCGGGTCATGGGAATAGAAAATAGTTTTAACCCCGACCTTGTTGAAGAGGCTATTTCTACTGATAACTACTGGGCGTTGTCGTGGGAATACCCGTCTCTAGAAACTGAAGATGAAACCCCATCTAAAGTTAAATTGTTCGTTGATACTGTTGATATGTATGACATGCTCTCATATACATATGAAAGACTTAGTGATGAGGATAAAAAAGATGTCAGCGAGGCAGTACCTCATTTCTCTCCTGAATACTCTCTAACTTTCCCAGGGTTTGATGGGAATAATGAGTCTGAATACATGCAAATAGGTAGATTGTTAAAAACTATGGGTCGCTTTTCAGGTACAGAACTAACCAAAAATTCCCACGCCCCCTCAGTAGAAACATATAGAAGAATGTTAGATATATTTTTACCTATACGTCATAAGTTTGTATTTAATGAAGGAATCCGCAAGCAAGAGTTAATCGATATACTTTTAGAACGAATTCACCCAAGCAACAGATAGCTATCTGCCCACTCTATGTTGCATGCATCCCCATTAAAAAGCCAGCTCACTCGAACTGGCTTTGTGATTGGTTATTCTGCTACTTCAGCCACTTGCACGTATTTAATATCACTAATCTCATCAGGTGATATGTATACCCATGAACCATCGAGTGATGCGATACCGATTAGCCGTTAGTCATTCAAGGCTCTTTAGTTGCCATCATGCCTTCGTAGGTTGCGCCGTCTTTTTTTGTTGCGATTACTGTGTATTTCTTCATATTTCGCCCAATAAAAAACCCGCACTAGACGAGTCATTGTGAATTCTTGTTTTGATGATTAATTCTCAGGAAAGCGATACTCGAAGTGCGGAGGCTCTCCGCTTCTCACTGTTACGTGCAGTTCATAGATAAATTTATCTGGCGCTATATTAAAGGACTCAATAATTCCGTCGACATGAACATCATTACATACCGCTGGCAACTCAGCCATGTACGTTGATGAAGGCATTCCTTCATCATTTAGTTTTACTTGAGCCCACGCACCTTCGCATGGACCATTGGTCAGTTGAACATCCATAGTAACCTCGTCTAGTTATTCGTCGTTGAAATACTGGCAGGTGGTGACGATACCACTTTTCGAGAGCGACTCTAGTCAGTAGTTATACTTTCACATAACAAAGGCCGCGAAGTGGCATTCCATTACTGATTACTTAGCCTTTTCTTCAACGCTTTAGCGTTTTCCAAAGATGCCTTAGCACTACATAATTCACTCATCGCATTTTTAATTATTCTACTTTCTTTGTTCGGGTTATTTCCCCTACAATCCCAATTGGGATCAGTGACCTTTTCAACTTGTTGCTGTGCGAGCTGTAGTCGCTTCTCCGCTGCTTCAACATCGCTTGCAGAAAGCAACCATTTATCATAATAATTCTTGGCTTCTTCCGTATTTTTTAAAAACTCTACAACATCATTTTTTTTAACCGTCACGGAAGGCAAATAATATGGGCACCACTCCTTAGCATCTTTAGGCTTGAAATACCACTCTCGAACCCATCTACCACCAAAACTGTTTAGGTTATGAGTAAAAATAAAGCCATTCAAACTGTGCTCTCTTTGTAAAGCCATACCGTCCCCCATTATCTAAAAAAATAATTATAAACTATTTCCAAGACTCTGATGAGTGGATCTATATACATTGCATTTAGTTATTCGCAACCATCATCACGTATCACTACGTTACTTTGGTCACTTCTAGTCTGTTCCTAGCAGTCAAGATATGATCACTCTCCTTAATGGATAAACGACTTATCTAATTGCTGATATATATATTTACTTAAGCTATACTAAGTAATTATCACTATACTTTGATTAATATCCTGTTAGTTTGCCCATGCACCCATGCTGGGCTTTTTTTTATTCCATGCATTCTTGTTTGATATAATCCTGCAACCCTTTAATCATCTGTTCTGACTCTGCAATTCGCTCTCTGAGTAACCAATAATTTCGGATAGCGGTGTCAGTAGGTCGGGCGGTGGTTGCATAAGCCAAGCTGGTGGAGGGAGTGGTTTTGACTTTGGGACACTCGGCTTTGATGTACACCCGCTCTGGATGACGCTCACTAATATCACGCAAGTGACTAATTTCATTCTTAGCATTCGCTAGCTCCTGCGTATATTGAATATCCAACTGATTTAATCGCATTATGCGTGCTTGATAGTCAGTATTAATAGACTTCTGTTCTTCGAGAGCCTCCGTTAGTTCTTTGTTTGTTTCTACTAATAGATTAATTCTGTTAGCTTGCCAATTAATCACCCAATAGCCTCCCACAATAATGCCTACCATCGCAATGACAGCATAGAGTTTTCCGTATTTCATGATTAGTACCGATGATATGAGAGTGCAATCTGACAGCGCTTTTCTAAACTCACTTGGTCTTTAGTACATGAGTTATCAATCAAGAGATAAATGCCACCAGCGACTGTAATGAGTAATGCAAGAATAAAGCCGATAATGATGATTAAAGTTTTCCATGACATAGTGCTGACTCCGCCTCTCGACGACTGACAAGCCCTCGCCAGACCTTTCCGCCTGCATATATCCAACGTTTCATTTCTTCACAGGCACCCGCTCTATCACCAGCGTTTAGCTTCTTGAGTAATGTTGAGCGAGCAAATGCGGTTGTACCCACATTAAAAGCAAAGGAATATAAAGCAGCTTTGGTGTAGTCATCGAGTGATACTTTGATTAATGCATCGACTTGCTGTTGTGTCTTAATAAAATCGATTTGTAATAACGCATCACATTCTTGTTGTGTGTATCTCTTGCCTTGAATAATGTCTTTGCCTGTATGTCCATAACAAACAGTTAGAACACCCGCCACATCACGATAAGGTTCATAACGTACACCTTCAAAATGGGCTATTACTACTAACGCGATGGCTGTTGCTCCTGCTGTTGTTATCACCGCTATTTTCTGTTTGAGAGACATTAAATATCCTTTGGCGCTTTCACCATTAATTCAGCAAGCTTTTTTAAGGTTTCGGTCGGGTTTTGTGGGTCAACATGACGAACAAGCTCTTCAAATAATTGAGTGCGTTTTCGTTGTTCTCGACGAGTCATAAAATAAGTGGCTAAACCCAGAAGCATGCTGAACGCCATCCCGATAACAAATCCCCATTCATATAAAGAGAGACTGGCAAAAAAGGCCGTTAGGCCTGCTGTTCCATAAGTTACATTGGTTAATTTTTCCATACGCATAGTCACCCCCAGAGGAGTGTCCGTTGATGATTAGTGTGAAAGTGTTAAAAAAATTAGGCGGGGATTGATACTTTAAGTGCCTTTAATAAACCTTCAGGCAACTGTTCTTCCAGTGACGCATTAGAAACAATCACAAGACCATACATAGATATCCATGTATTCGTTTGTTGTAAGTGTCCTTGAATAAATTGCTTCGCTTTCTCTAACAAATAAACACAACTCTCTTGTGTGTTTTTGCGCCAATAGGATTCAATCGCCACCAGCAATGGAGCACCAGCATCACTAATTTTTTGCAAGCCGATTCGATATTGCTTTTTACCTGCGGAAGATGTCGTGCAAATTAATTGTGTCAGTTGTTGAGTTTCACCATCAGCCGTATGGATATTCGCCGTTAAAATGATGGAGGTATTCTTTTCACTGTCTGTTTCTGAGGCATAGTGAAGACTAAACTGTAATTCGCTTATCTCTTTTGACATAACATTTACCGATTTATTTAGTTAATAAGGTGCCGACTCACAGCTCTTGTGTGAAGTGATTAATTTGTGATTGATACTGTGGTCTGCAATGTGGAAATAGATGGTGGGCACAACTCCACCTAGTGTGCAATTATCAATATTTCTGCATGAGGTTTTCGATAATTAATGAAATACTGCTCGCCAATAAGCTTTATATTTAGAACGGGTAACAAAATAATGAAATGACCAAGCTAATTTTAATTGCTCTTTAGTCTTACCAGATAGCTTTATACATAGATTAATAAATAAATTTTTCATATTTTCTCCAATAAAAAAGGCCGCCTTAGCGACCTTGATTTGACACCGGAGAATCATTCAATTACTTCCCCGATAAATTTAGCACTAATTGAGATTTGCATCTGCTGCATACCTTCAACATGACCAGATAACTCATAGTTATTTCCTGACTCAGAGATATTCAAAATAAGATTAAATTTATCAATATCTCCAAATACTGAGGTTGCTGATCTATTATGTCTTTCTACTGTTAATACAACCTGACTATTATTGACCTTGCCTCTATATAAATAAGCAAAATCACCACCATTAACAATATCGTTTCTAACAGTTACAGTACCATTTCCAAAGTCTTGCATGTTGCTTCGAAAGGTAACGTAATAAATACCATTTTTCATAAATACCTCATGCAGTGATTTTAAGCTGAACATCAGCAGTATGATTTTACCGCAAATAAATAAGTTAAACTAATGCATTGAGGCACTTTGACACACTTATCCAATATTTCATCGTCAACCCTTGAGTTTTTATTATCATATGAAATGATATCCCTTTACTCTAAAGTAGGTTTGAAAATGGAATTGTTTAAATACTGTGATAAAAAATACAATTTAATGTCAGGATCAACGTTACGCTTAGGCGCTCTTCATCATTTTAGAAAAATTGAAAATAACTCACTGAGAGATGAAAAAGAAGGTACCTTCACAATTCAAATCGATTTTTCTGATGGAATAATCCTTCCAACAAAAGTTGCAAACTTATTTTTTCAGTCTGGAATTAGATTCGGAGATACTTCAGAGCCACCACCTAGTTTTCCTGGCTCCGTCTCTATGCATATTGATAAGGTTGAAATCGATCATGTGATGTCTCATGGAGTCAAATTTAAATCAGCAAAAGTAACTATAGAGCGTTCTGGGCTCAATAGTTATATCTTTTGTTGCTCCATGAATCCTACGAAACCTCAGTCCTTTAGTGAGTATAATGACTACTGGAAAATATCAAAAGATAAAATTGATCTATTTGGTATTAAAACATCTCAATTAATACTTAAACAATTAAAATTAGCTGATTTTAATTTCTTTCCTGATAGAAATAGACCCCTATCTGAATTTGGTTTTTCAGTTCAACTCCAACACCGCCCAATAAAATACATCGACCGAGTGATGCATATTACCCAAAATAATCTCCCATCATATAATGAATTTATTGATTTAATAGAAAATATTGACTTTTATAAACCATCAAAATTCAAAGATGAAATGGAATATAGATATAAGTTTATTATTCATGAAAAAGGAAAAATATACCTCCCTCCCAAAGACTTTATTGACTTGAATGCAAGCGAATTTTATTTAAAAAACACTGTACTATAACAAATTATTTACAGGTTCAAAAAGAAGCTATACTGAATTACCAGATAGTTGAACCTGTAAGCGTTACTGATAAGTTAACAATTTTATCTCTTGCTCTGTTTGCTCAAAGCGTTCTTTCTCAAGCTCAACACCTAAAACCTTTCGATTAAGTTTTAGTGCTGCTTTTAGAGTTGCTCCTGACCCCATAAAGAAATCAGCAACCAGATCTCCTTCACGACTACTTGAATTGATAATGTGCTCCATCATGGTTGATGGTTTTTCACAAGGGTGCTTGCCGGGATAGTATTGAACAGGGGGATAAGTCCACACATCGGTGTAAGGAACATCTGCAGTCACGAAGAATGGACGCCTTAATAAACCATATTCTTTTATTAATTCTTGGTAGTCTTTTTGTAAAGTGAGTTGTTCTCGTTCTAACTCACTAAAGTGACGAGATAATGGTGATAGCTTTTCTTGTTTATCAGCAATGTGTGTAAACAGTGTTTGTAACTTTTTATAGTCTTCTTCGCTAGGTAATTGCCACTGACTACTACCAAACCAGTGACTACTCATTTGCTTACCTGTTGCCTGGTCTATTTCTTTTGCACTCACCTGCAGTGCTAAACGAGCATTTCTAAAATAATAAATCAATGGCTTAAATACGTCTAACTTTAGTTCTTTGCATTTTAAAGAAAATTCAGAACCTTTAGCTGTGACTGGCTTTTGATAATGTTCAGCAAAGAGTATTCGCTCTGTTGAAGGAAAAAATGCGCGTAGACTTTCTTTATTTTGTCGTCGCCATGGCCCTGATGATTTAGCCCAAATGATATGACTTAATACATTAAATCGCCCACGAACAAGCAACTCAGTATCTGATGCCAATTTAGAGCCACAGAATAAATACAAACTGCCATTGGGTTTTAATACCCGCCAAAATTCAGCAAGAACACCATCAAGCCACGATAAATAAACCTCAACACTATCCCACTGATTATCCCATGCACACGATTTCACTCTAAAGTAAGGTGGATCCGTTGCGATTAAATCAATGCAGTTATCAGGTAGTGCTTTTAATACAGAGAGTGCATCGTCGTTAAATAGTTGCATCAGAAGTCCTTTTCTACGCAATAAAAAAGCCAATGACCATTAAGCCACCAGCTTTATAAATTCTTTCTATTTTTTAGGCTGTACGCATATAGCTATTTCCTTGCTTTGCGACAACCCCTGCTATTTCAAACTGAGTTAATAGAAACTCACAATTTTCATTACTTAACCCAGTTTGATTTGAAATCGCTTGTACTGTTTGCCAATCATTTTTTGAGATTGTTTCAAGTACACAACTTGCCTGCGCTGTCATATCATACTGTTTTAACATGATATTTTATACCTTTGGTGAGTTATTGTGCATAACTACACATGTAACTCTGACCAAAGAGAACAGCAAGTCTTATTTTTTAAGAATAAAAAAGACCACTTTAGTGATCTTTAAAAATATTACTAATTGGTTGCAATAGTCTATTTATTACAAAGAGTTTTAACTGCTTGTGATGTAAGCCCTAATTTTCTTACATAAATATCAGAACCAGCACCGCTATCTGAGTGGGCCACCATTACAACTTCAAACATAGTGCCTTTCTCATTTATATCCATTTCAACCCATTCACCAATTCTTGGGTGGGTATTATAGCGCTTTGCTCCAAGCCCTTTAGGAAGGTCAGTGGATACATCTATCGTTATTAATTCGTACATCATGCCTCTCTTAGTCTTGTGTAAAACTGTGTATATGAACCACAATTATAGCACAATAAACCCCGCACAGATGGCAAGGTCTCATTCTATAAGTTAAGTGACAACGAATTCACTCTTATCACATTAGCACCCAAATTTCGTAACGAAAAGCATTTAACTATCAATTGTTATTTTATTTGTCCATTCATCCATTTCTAAAACTGCGCCAGCCATAATTAAACAAGCATCAATAAAGGTTTCAGCTATCATAAGTTTTTGTCTAATTTTACCCTCTGAACACTTCATATCCCTTGCGATTGCTGATTTTGAAATATTCTTTATATAATGTTTTTCTATCAAATCGTATTCATCTTTTCTTCCTACTTTTATTAATTGACCAACCGCTGAATCAATAATTATTCCATCATCATCACAGCAAGAAACGCGACTCTTATTTGTGCTTGGTAATAATGCTTTAAACCCTGCAGCTATTGGCGAGTAATCCACACTATTACCCTCATTTGCTGACCACGCACCCCAACGTGATAAAACTTCCTGCATATCTCTCATACAGACTTCTCCCAACCATTTGTTACCTTGTTGCCTATTAATTAATCAATTACACCTTTATCTCTCTTTCTCGTTTTAATTGCCTGACCTTCTCTCTGTATTTATCTCGTATCTGGATATAATCTTCGCGTCGCCAATTCGGAAGCTCATGAGGCCCTCGTAGCCAATCAACTAATTCTTGACCAAATTTTTCGATAAGTTTTTCCTCATACTTTTGACTTACACTGGCATTTTTATGCGTAAATCGCCCTGCTCCACCATTACATGATTTACATTGCTTATATGCATTACGTTCATCAAATCTCAGCTCAGGGTGTGAACCCACAGATAAGAAATGGCCACAATCCCATTGTCCTCCATGTAAATCTGGAGGATTAGTTTCACCACAACTAATACAAGGCTCATCATGATCTCTGAGCCTGATATATTGATTAAACGCAGTTTGAGCTTGTTTGATAAAATATGAGGTAGGTTTTACTGCTAACTTGCGGGCTTTGAGTTTGTCTCTTGCTTTGATTTCCTTTTCTCTTTGTACCTTTTTGAGTTTTACTAACGCTTTTTCTTTTTCCTTATTCCTTCGTTTTATTGCCAGTTCTGCGCCGTGTTCTGGGCAACACCACCAAATATTACTGTATTTGGGATGAAACCATTCTCTACATATTTTACAGCGCCGTCGCCTTAGCGACTTCATTATGTTTTCCTTTGATTTGTCCATCAGCAATTATTCCTCTTGATTTCTTTTCAAATTCATATATTCAGAATTGCTAGGAATGATGATCGGAATTACCTTCTCAATGCACCATTGTTCATGTTTCTCCATCATGTAAAGCATCCTTTCCTTATCCATCTTGCTGGTTTTTTCACGCTCACCGTTTTCATTGCGCCCTAACCAATGTCCAACGAAATATTCATGCGTTTCTTCATTAGTAATGGGCTTTGATAAAACGATTTCACCGAAGCCATTTTTAATATCGATAACAACGCCACGTGCACGTAACCACTCGCCTGTGGTTTCCATCCACATACGCCATGTTTTATTCATTGGTATGGTTCTTAAATCACGCCACTCGGTGATTTTGATGCGATAGCGTTTACCTGTTGTCACGATTTCGGAGAGCACTTTGAAAATACTATTGAGATTGGATTTATGGAGACAAATATCATCTGTCACGAGGTCTCCTTTTTACTTTCATGAGTTAAAACGATTTTTCACAATACCTTTTAGGCTCTCGTTTCGGTTGAGCGCGATAAGCAGCCATATATTGATCAACTGGTGTAATACTCAATCCTTGTTGGTCAACATACACCGTGCCTGTTTTACCGTGTCGATTGAGCCTTAAAATCATCTCAGTCAGCGTTTCATCCGCATTATCGTGGTACACCGCATCACGATAAATGCCTAACCAATAATCACAATCTTGCTCGATTTGTCCTGTGTCTCTTGAATCACTTGGTACGGGACGTTTGTCAGCCCTGTTTTCTAATCCCCGATTCAGTTGTACAAGCAACACAACCACCGTATTGAGCTCTTTTGCCAATATTTTTAGCCCCTTAGTGATTTCACCATAGGCAATATCATTACGGTCAGCTTTTCCCGCTTGCATCAGAGTGAGGTAATCGACACCAATAAACCCAATATCACCGACTTTGCGTTTGATTTTCCGACTTTCAGAACGAATGTGTTGTAAGGACATGCCAGGTGTATCATCCACCCAAATATTGGGCTCATCTTTAAGGCGACCGATGGCACTGCAAAGCCTATCCCATTCATGCTCCTCTAACTTTTGGTAAAATTTATCTGAATTAATCTGGGTTTGTTGGGCTAGTGTCCGTTCAACAAGCTGTTTATCTGTCATCTCCATGCTGAACAGCAATACAGGCTTACCTTGTTGTGAAACATTCTTTGCCATTTCAGTGAGAACGGTTGTTTTTCCCATCTTTGGACGAGCACCAATCACGAACAGTGAGCCTATGACAATCTGTTTCGGGCTTAATAGACGGTCAAAATCTTTAAATCCCGTTTTTAATCCTCGATGTTTCTCTGGGTTATCTTGTCGATCACAAATGTCGGTAAAAACATCATCCAGCACATCATCAATTCGGCGTAACCCTGTTTTTCTCCCCATTTTTCCAAACGAAGTAGCTTCATCAAGCAAGCGTTGTGCTTGTTCAATTTTATCTGTAAAACCTAACTCACTTGGCGCCATCATGAGCTTTTGAATTTCAACCGTCTTTTCGATAACAAAACGCTGTGCGGAACACTCTCGGATTTTTTTCGCATAAGCCATAATGTTAGCAATACTCGGTGTTTCTCTTGCCATCTCAGCAAGATAGGCAAAACCACCTGATTGATTAATTCGGCCTTTTGACTCCAGACAATCCGTCACCGTCATGATGTCTATTGGCATACGTTGGGTATACATTTCTCGCAGGGTGAGATAAATAATTTGATGGTGTCGGGCATAAAAATCTTCAGGTTTTAGCAGTGAAAAAATTGATTGCGCATTATCACTTTGCGGGTCAAGCAGTAGTCCTCCAATAACATTTTGTTCCGCCATTAAATTATTCGGAACTTGGTTCATCACAGTGCTCCTTCCCTTGTTTTGAGTACCGTTTCAGGTCTGAGTAAATAATCAAAATTCGCTCGCCAACCCCGATTATTTTCGCCGAAATACCAAGCACTCGCTGTTTCCATAAAATAATCAAAATAATTTTTAGCTGATTCGACTGTAGGCTCTTTGAGCTCTTTCAGGAATTTGGATATTGCTCTTTTGCGTTTGTCATTCAGTGATTCGGCATTGGGTAATCTATCCCCTGCCGATTCGTTGAAGGCTTGCATGATTTCCTGATAAGGAATTTTAGTTTGTCGATTAACCGAAATCTGCTTTGCAGGTTTCGAGTCGTCAGACGATAGTTTTTTAAGGTTAATTGACTGGTTAAAAGACTGACTGGTTCTGGGTAAAAATTTTTGACTACCCCCTAGTCCAACCGTTTGACTACCGTGGTCAAATTCTTTGACTACCTCTGGTACAGAATTTTGACTAGGGGGTACTGTATTTTGACTACCGTCATCAAGAGATTTAGCCTCCAAATCCAGAATATATAAATTGGAAGTATGCTCCTTATCTGTTTTTCGCGTAACTTTACGAACAAACCCTTTTTTACATAAACTTTTAATGTGGTTTATCGCACTTTGACGGCTAATTTCGCAATGACGTGCAATAGTCTCATAAGAAGGAAAGCACTCACCTTTATCATTGGCATTATCGGCAAGTTTCAGTAGCACCATTTTTTGTGCTGTACTCCCCACCTGTAATTGCATGGCTTTTGCCATTAGAAGCATACTCATTTTCGCTCTCCTAATAACTTATCCCGATGTGCTTTCCTTAATTTTGCGTCTTTCAATGCTTCCTTTAAACGCTGACAACCTAGTGGGGTTATTTCTTGTAATAGCCTATTTCTCATGATGTTTTTATGCTCATCACAGCTATTAAATTCATGATTTATTCTTTGTCTCATGGTATAATTTCTCCATTCCTAAGCTGTATCAGCAAAAGGAAAGCTAGAAATCAGCTTCCCTTTAATACTGGTTATTGATACAGTGTATTTGTTAGTCTAAATGGTTAAGTCCATTTGTTGAGAAGCCTCAGTTACTGCTGGGGCTTTTCTTTTAACCTTTCCCTTCCCTTCAAGAGCCTGAATAACCCTTTCTGCATAATCACCTTCAAGAACAACTTTCGTTGGCTTATCGCTGATATTTACAGAGTCAGGGGGTAATCCGAACTTACTTACCAACTGGCAAGCTAAATCGAATATTCTGGCTTTATCTCGACTGGATTTTGAAGGGTGTATTCCTAGCGCCTTAGCGAGTCCGTTATTACCGACTGAATACATTTGTTGAATGTAAAACGTCATCAATTCGTTTGATGAGCACTCTACTTTGATATTTTTTGCACATTCCATTTGTTAAAGTCCTTCTTAGATTACTTCCCATATTGGGAACAGCAGTAATGATCCGTGGCTCATTCCGTATGAGCGGATTGTTGATAATAATTTGCCGATTGAAGTCAAAAGGCACTGCATGAATTTTTAAAGAGCGATTGTGTTACCAGTATTTATTACCCAAATCCCATAAGTGCGGTAAGTCAGGGCGAATATCTTTTCCTTTAACTTGACCGTTTGTAGCTTTAACAATTAATGGGATATGCTCAGGTGATACTTTTGCCTTGTTATGTAGCCACTTAAAAACTGCTTGCTGTGTTATGCCACATGCTTCACCTAGTTTTTTTTGTGTCCCTACAATATCAATGGCGGTTTTAATTGCTTCGTTCATAAAAAACCTCCGTTGTTTATTTTACATATAATAAAACCTTAGTTGTTTTTAATCAACAACTATATTTGTTTGAATGCCAACAACTGCGGTTGTATATTTAAGACTATGAAAACTACTCTTGCACAACGATTAAAAAAAGCTCGTAAATTGTCGGGCTTATCTCAAAAAGAACTAGGCGAGGCTGTTGGTATATCACAGGCTGCAATTCAAAAGATTGAGGTTGGAAATGCACAAAATTCAACAAAATTAATAGAAATAGCTAAAGTTCTGAGGGTCTCTCCTGAATGGTTGTCGTCTGGTAATGGCGAAGAGCCAACTATTCCTGTTATCCATAGTTCGGAAGTCAGCAACATAAGTACTGGTACGCACTCGGATGAAGGGGGTGGTATTAGTAATGCTTATAAGGTTGAAATACTAGACGTAGAAGCGAGTGCAGGTGCTGGCGTGATGGTTATCGATGATTTTATCGAGACTATCACGGCTATTGAGTATTCAGCGGATGAAGCAAAAAGATTATTCGGTGGAAGACCTTCAAATACGATAAAGATGATCACTGTAAAAGGTGATTCAATGGCTGAAACGTTCGAACCTAGGGATCAGATATTCGTAGATATAACCACAAACTTTTTTGATGGTGACGGGATTTATGTGTTCGTATTGGATAACCAGCTCTACATAAAGCGATTGCAGAAACAGTATAAGCGCCTAGCAGTTATATCTGACAACCCTAGATATGAAACTTGGTATCTAGACGAAGATGCTCTTAATGGGCTTTATATATGCGCTAAGGTGCTAGTTAGCCAGTCTATTACTTATAAGTTCCACGGCTAACACAATGGCCTGACGACACGTTTTAGGGTGTGGCGAAAATAATATTTCCCATTTTGGGAAAAAACATATAAGATTGAATAAAGGCCTGAATTACTTGCTATGAGAATAATAGGAAAAGAAAAGATTATTGCCTTTTACACAAAACATAATCAAGCAAAGGCTCCTTTAGAATCATGGCACGATGAAGCTGTAAGATCTAAATGGAAAACCTCGCATGATATTAAAACCAAATATTCGTCTGCTAGTTTCTTAGCTAAAAATCGTGTTATTTTTAATATAAAAGGAAATGATTTTAGGCTTTTAGTTCAAGTTATCTACTCAAATGATATGGTAATAATTGAAAAAATTGGAACTCATGCAGAATACGATAAATGGGGGCTAAAATGAATGAATTTACACCTCGACTCATAAAGAATGATAATGATCTGCAGTCATTTATGACGAGGATTATTGAGCTTGCAGAGAGAAACCCAATAGAAGGTACTAAAGAATTCGACGAGCTTGAATTGCTAGGAATTCTTATAGAGCACTATGAAAGCAAGCATTACCCCATTTCAAAGCCAGATCCTATTGATGCAATAAAGTTCAGAATGGAACAACAAGGATTAACAAATAAAGACATGACGCAATTCATGGGTTCTTTATCTAAAGTTTCTGAAGTGTTAAATAGAAAAAGACCACTAAGTTTATCGATGATAAGGCGACTACATGATGGCCTTGGCATACCAGCTGATATACTAATTCAAGACATGAATGACGTTGAGTGGCTTGAAATAGATGCAAAATTAACATCAGAAAAATTTAATTTCGCTATAACACCTGAAGTATCTGATCAGGATAACTATGAAAATTCATTATCTCGAATGAGAAAATTTGGCTCATCAATAAAAAAATATGTAAAGGATTATATTTTTGATGAATGCTCCGAAAAGCTTACCTTCAATGAGAGTGATAAGATTGTAATAAAAGCTTATCGTCAGGCAAGTGTGCCAGAATTAAAAGAAACTGAATCTGTTAAAAGTGACTATTGTTTTGTGGGATAGAAACATGAAGATAAAACTTACTAATAAGAGAGTGCACAAACTCTCTATAGAGCCGATTGAAAAAGAAAATAAAATAAAGAAAAAGAAAAAAGAAAACCTACAACAAGAATTTTCTTTCGAGGATCAGCTTTTTGTAAATAAAAATGACAAAAAAAAGATAAGAATCAGATATATAGTTAATTTAAGTATTGAAAGCATTTTTGCTTTATATTTAGAATATGATTTTGACTTCGATATTGATGGCGAAGTAGATGATACCTTTAAGGATTCGTCCGAGATAAAAACATCAATTCCTAGTTACACATATCCTTATATCAAAACTTTTATAGAAACGGTAATTACTAACTGTGACTATCCAAAAATACAAATCCCTACAATTAATTTTTACGATTTAGATGACAATATTGAAATAGAAGATTAATTTTTATTCAGCATCACACCCCAGCCCTCCCCGCGAGGGCTTTTTTGTACCCTCTCCCTGCCAAAGAAGTGATCTGCATTCCAATCTGAGATTTTTTTGAAAATAAATTACCAACAAAAACAACCAAATAAAACCAAACTAATATAAAAACACAACTATAAACAACTTTGGTTGTTGACAATAAAACAACCATAGTTTTAAATATAACTCATCAAAGGCAAGCAACATGAAAAACAGCCTAATGTTCTTTAATAATTTGGAAAGTCGGAACAGCATACCTACCCTGTTTAGACCCTTACGCAAAAATGCGACGTATCACTAGGCACGATCTGGCTAGTGAGAATGTTACTACTGCACGAGAGTGATTACAGATAGGAATAGGCAACACTGGCAGATGTTAGGTATGTAAGCGCAAGAATACTAATTCTAGGTCATTCAATGAGTGGTCTATGGTAAGTAAAAGAATAACGGAGGTTATGTGGAAATTTACTATCAACCACCAAAAAAATTTAAAGGCAACCCAACACCAGTTAGCGTTAAGAAAGTTAACAGCAACTCATTCAAGGCTAGGCAATACGCTAGATATGCATCTTTCAGAGCTAACAAACTGAAAGAAGAAGAAATTGCTAAAGCTAACTCAGTGAAAGAGAAGAAAGAACGCCCTGTTCTCTCTCTCAAACCAACAAAGCATTATCCAAGTGGAGATAACTGCTGCTTACCTAATGTAGCAGTATATTCAGGAGTTAAAACAAAACAGCCGAGCAGTAAGTTCGGGGTTACGGCGAGATAGGATTAAACATGATTAACTTAAAAATGTATGAATATCTAAGAAACGATGGAACAAGAATTTTCTTTAAGACAGAAAGTATTTCTTCAATAAAGGAAGAGACCTGGTCAGATGGGAAACCAATCACTAAATTAACTCTAAATTGCGGAACAACCATTATGGAATTAGTTCCGCTAGAAGAGTTTTTAAAAATGCATCACATAAAGATAGAGAAATTAAAGTCTTAGATTGTACTTTTTAGCAAAACCCCCATCGGAGGTGGAGTCTCTTTTTTGTATTGCTTCTCAGCAACCTCTAAACACTCAGGGTAAAGCGATTCAATTTCAGCCATAAGTTGCTCAGGGGTTTTAATAGAATCCTGTTTAGCAGCTAAAGCTAGCGCCATATCAAAAGCAACTCTTTCTACTGGGTTGTGTTCGGTAATAACCTTTTTAGACATTGATTTAATCCTTTCTATCACTGGGGAAACTTAATTATATCTGATTTATTACTGGGGAGTAATAGACCTCTGCCGTCTGAGGAGGTTAAGACAGTTCAGGCAACCATTACGAATGGAAGTATGTCATCTAAACAACAATAAGATTTAAGGTGACATATTATGTCGAGATAAATAGGAGAAGTAAGATGAAATTTGAAGATTTACCAGTAAAAATTCAAGAGATTGCAAGCCAAACATTGGCATGTTTAATAACCAATAACAATCCAGATAAAGAGCAAGCAGAAGAACTTGCTCGCTCTGTGGCAGTGGCTTTTATAAAGCTATATCAAGACAATTAATTATCTTTAAGTTTTTTAAAGTAATTAGTAAAACTTTGGTGAGCAAATATGATCGACTCAACTGTTGATCTTGACGCCGCTCCATTAATCATGGCTGTTTTTTCAGCCTTAATCAATTCTATAACTAATTGCTGAGCCGCTAATTCAGGGTTTTCTTTTGGATCAATTACTACATCTGACATAAAACATTCCTATATTGACTGTGGAATAACCAATATATCAATTTTCCTTGACTGTGGAAAGTAAGGAACCACCTCGCCTGACGTGGTTAAAAGCAGGCATAGTTAACTAATTACAGTCCATCAAGGTGGGCTGTGGCGAGTTGATTAATAGATAGGAAATAGAGATGGAAATATGGTTTAAGGAATTTGAGTCACATGGACGTCAGATTCTAATCAAGAAAGCACATAACTCCGAAGAGTCAAAAATAGGGGTGCAATATTGCTGGCCCGAGAAAATTTTTGAGGTCGACTTTGGATTATGGATAGATTACGACGACGATGACGAGGAAGGCTGTAATAAAGCGGAAGAAGCACGCAACAAGCTATTCGACACCATCGATCAGGAAGCAGTAGATACCACAGTGAGTAACTTAATTCAAAAACTCAAGCTTGATAATTAGCATCATGTTTAGTTAATAACGGAGGGAGTATGACATGCCAATGTTCAAAGTGGCTTGTAAATGGAATGGCGAGCCTTGGGAAAAGGATATTGAAGCAGAAGATGAAGGTGATTGCGCAGAGCATATTTATTTATGGGCTGTAATTGGAGCAAAAGCCAATATCACGGAATTAGATATCAAAAAAATACCTCAGCAGTAACCCACCGCACCAACACCAGATAACCACCCTATCGCTATCGCAAGATTAGCGCAGATTTCGCACATCCAGAGGTAAGCATGAATATTGATAAATACAAACTTTGTTTAGCTCAATCGCAAGCTGGAATTGCACATTATCTCAAGGATGAGAACGGATGGCGCGAAGCAAACGAAACATTAAAAACAGCATACGGAGTACAGCATGAACGCAAAGCAGAAACACATAAAACATCAGATATTCGCACTATTGCGAGAGTCTGAAATGACAAATGAGCAAATCGACGACTTAGTTTTTCAATGGAAAATGAAAGTGTCTATGGAGCGCACAAACCTCATTCAGCATGAAATTAACACACGCAAGGAGCGCGCGTTTACCTAAGGAGGCTCTATGTTAACGAATACATACGGACTCAGAAACGACTGGTACGAACGCCAAATGGAACGAGAAGCGTTTGTTAATTCTCAGGAAGATAAAATATCAGTTGATGAGGTTATGGATAGCCTGCCCGAAGAACTGTTATGTATGGATTTAGCAAGGAAGTTAAATCCTGTATTTGAAATTAGTCCCCAAGCACTGGATGCGGTTTTAGCCGGAATTAGAACAGCTATTCAGATCGGGATAGATAAAGAGGTTTTAGGATGAAGCCCGGTATCTATTACGACATTTCAAATGAGGACTATCACCATGGATTAGGGATCAGTAAATCTCAGTTGGATTTAATAAGCAAAATGCCAGCCGAATATATTTGGAGCAAGGAAGCTCCTGTTGATGAAGAAAAAATAAAGGCATTGGATTTCGGGACTGCTATCCATTGTCTTTTGTTAGAACCAGATGAATACAGTAAGCGATACAAGATAGGCCCTGATGTAAATCGTAGAACAAACGCAGGGAAGCAAGAGGAAAAGGAATTTCTCGAAATGTGTGAAAAGGAAGGTATCACACCTATTACTCATGGCGATAACAGGAAGTTAATGCTCATGAGAGATAGTGCAATGGCGCACCCTATCGCAAGATGGTGCTTAGAAGCTAACGGAGTAGCTGAAAGTAGCATTTATTGGAATGATGAAGATACGGATATTCTTTGTCGTTGCAGGCCAGATAAACTCATTCAAGAGCACCACTGGATTATTGATGTAAAAAGCTCTGCCGATATTCAGCGATTCGATCGCTCCATGTACGAATATCGTTACCACGTACAGGACTCTTTTTATTCAGATGGATATAAATCATTAACAGGCGAAGCTCCTGTCTTTGTCTTTCTTGTTGTAAGCACGACTATCGACTGCGGTAGATACCCCGTTAGAGTTTTCAATTTAGACCAACAAGCAAAAGATATTGGTCGAACAACCTACAAACAAAATTTAAGAACGTATGCAGAATGCCTAAAAACGGACGAATGGGCAGGCATACGCACATTATCACTGCCCTACTGGGCTAAGGAATTAAGGGATGAGTAACCCACCATTAGCTCAAGCTGACTTGCAAAAAACACAAGGTACAAAGGTAAAAGAAAAAACCAAAGATCAGTTGTTGGTTGAGTGTATCAATAAACCAAGTATGAAAGCTCAGCTAGCAGCCGCACTTCCTCGTCATATGACGCCGGATAGAATGATCCGAATAGTGTCAACGGAAATCAGAAAAACACCAGAATTAGCCAACTGTGATATGCAAAGTTTTATCGGAGCTGTTGTGCAGTGTTCACAATTGGGATTGGAGCCGGGTAACGCACTTGGTCATGCATACCTGCTCCCGTTTGGAAATGGAAAATCCAAGTCAGGACAATCAAATGTGCAGTTAATTATTGGTTATCGAGGGATGATTGATCTAGCTCGTCGTTCAGGCCAGATAGTAAGCATTTCAGCCAGAACAGTGAGGCAGGGCGATAGCTTCCATTTTGAGTATGGATTGAATGAAAACTTAACGCACATACCGGGTGAAAATGAAGACTCGCCCATTACACACGTTTACGCTGTCGCAAGGTTGAAAGATGGCGGTGTCCAGTTTGAAGTTATGACGCATAACCAAATTGAGAAAGTCAGAGCATTAAGCAAGGCCAGTCAAAATGGACCTTGGGTTTCTCACTGGGAAGAAATGGCGAAGAAAACCGTTATCCGTCGCTTGTTTAAATACCTACCCGTCTCTATCGAAATGCAAAAAGCGGTCATTTTAGACGAAAAGGCAGAGGCTAATGTCGATCAGGAAAACGCCTCAGTATTTGAAGGTGAGTTTGAGGAGGTAGGTACTGATGGCAATTAACACAATAACAGTAAGTGGAAACTTAGGCAAAGATTGCGAACAGCGATGGACGCCAAATGGTAAAGCGGTTGCATCTTTTAGCTTGCCAGTGAAACAAGGTTACGGAGAACACGAAAAAGTATCTTGGGTTATCTGCAAGATGTTTGGTTCTAAAGCTGAAAAGCTACCTCCGCACCTAACCAAAGGAATAAAGGTTATGGTAACTGGTGAGTTCGTCATGGAAGAATGGACAAGCCAGAACGGTGAGAAAAAATCAGCGCCAGTAATTATCGTTGATCAATTAGATTTTGGCGGTAACAGTGGCAATCAGGCAGGAAGCCAGAAGTCACAGTCTCAAGGATGGGGACAACCACAGCAACCGCAAGCACAGAGTAGTCAGCCACCAATGGATTTCGATGACTCTGATATCCCGTTTTGACCACCCTACCCGTTTAACCAAAGAATATAACCATTACTCAGTGCAAGGATGCAAACAGGAGATAGATATGAGCAAGCAAATGTATTTACACGCATCAACTAACAATATCGGGTCTGAATGCAAAACTGAACTCGATATCACAGAAGACGAATGGAACAAACTTACGGAGAAAGAGCAAGATCAACTTATCGGCGAGTTCATGAGTGATGTTTGTGATTGGTGGGTGCAACCAGAGGAATGAATATGAAAGAGCGTGGAATTATTTTTAATTCTGAAATGGTGCGCGCCATTTTAGATGGGCGTAAAAAACAAACTCGTAGAGTAATGAACAACCAGCCTTGCACACTACCAGAAGAAACTATTTTCGTACAACAGGATGATTTTAATTTCAGATGGGCTGGCGATTTACATAACGATACTAGCGGTTGGTTTACCTGCCCTCTTGGCAAGGTTGGCGATCGCCTTTGGGTTCGTGAAACATGGAGTGTAGTCAGTCATGAATTTGATGATGATGGTTTGATGATTGATTATGTTCCTGATAGACCAACTAAAGCTGTGCATGAAATGCCGTATGGTCATGGTTATTTCACTGGACATGTCATTTACTCTGCTGATGGTGATTTCACATGGGGTGACGATGATGGTTGTATTGATGGTCGTTCTTGCTGGAAACCATCTATACACATGCCTCGCTGGGCTTCACGCATCACGTTAGAGATCACCGATGTTCGTGTAGAGCGTTTAAAGGATGCTGGCGATACTGAGTTTAAATCTGAAGGCTACCCTTTAGAGCGTGAATTAACTGGCGGTAGTATGGACCCGTTTTGTTGGTTTCGTAATCTTTGGGATTCTTTGTCACCTACTAACTTTAAATATGAAGACAATCCGTGGGTATGGGTTATTGAGTTTCGTAAAATTGAATGAACAACACAGCTTAATTAAAATTTAGTTGATATGGTTAGCTCACAATTAAAAGGAGTGAGAAATAATGATGAAAGTAAATTTTTTACTAGTAACCGATGATGGTGTGAAAAATGGAGGTTATGGATTATTCAATGGAACAGAAATAATTATACATGGAAGAAACTGCGCCACATCAGAGCATAGCGCTCAGTCAATAAATACAAAGCCAATAAGATATACTGCAAACAAGTTCAACATTAAAGATAATAATTACGTTATTGCATATAGCCATAACAGCTTGAGGATGATGACAACAAAGGAACTGCAAGATTTAAGTGGGCTTATTGAACGTTGTAATATTTCGCCAATCGAATTGGACTAAAATAATATATTTTGACAGTGGATTAGTCACATGGATGTGAGTATGATTTCTGCTTTAAATAAGGAGGTGGTATGAATAGCAGAGATTTGGTTGATTGGGTTGTTATTGGGGCTAGCGTTTTATCTTCATTTAGTATTTTAGCAACTATCTTCGTTTATATCTGGCAAAAGAACAATAATAAAAAAGAGAAAATAAAAAACTTAAAGATAAGGCTAAAGCATCATTCTGATGTTAACTTGAATATAATATCTGATTTGCTTGAATTATCAAAAGAAATAAAAAGAAGGAAGGATGAAGTAAATGTTACAGCCACTAATTTTGTGGATTTCATATTAGTAGATTTAAACAACCAATCAATAAAACACATAAAAGGAGTAAATCCAAAAACATATGGAATATATAAAATAAACACAGAAAAATTAGAGGAGTCATTAATATTATGTAGCGAGCACTTACCATCTGATGTTATAGAGATTTTTCAAAAACATATTATATGTTCTTATAATACGCTATTTGACTCAATATTGCTTGGTCATAGATTAATAGATAAAAAACCAATTGAATCACTGAATGATACTCTAGAATCAGTTATAAGTAGTTGTAATCAATTTACTCAAAGTTTAGAAAGACTAGAGATAGAAATTGACTCATTATAGCATATGGCCCTGCACTAGCAGGGTTTTTTATACCTAAAATTCAGGAGCAGGCATGGATAAATCAAGACAGCAGTTTGAAGAGTGGCGCAGTAAGAATAAATCATCAACGATAAATCTATTCGATGTATGGCAAGCATCACGCGACTCACTCGTATTAGACCTACCAGAAAGAGAAAAGAATAAAGGAAATTATGATTTTTTCACTGATGGATATAATAGTGGAATATCAGCATGTGAAATTTCATTATTAGATAACGGAGTGAAAATAAAAAATGAATAAGAATATATTAGAAATAGCAAAACATTTAAAAAATAAAATAAACTCAGGCAAAGGTATTGATGAACACAATTGGCAAGAAATAATTGACGTTTGTAATGAAATAGAACGAATTAATGATTTAGAGCCAGTAGCATTTGCCAGACACACAGGAATGCAAAGGCATCTGGATTTAACCGTATCTCAGACAGTATTAAATGAATGGGTAGAATTTAATAATAAAAACCCAGAAATAAAAGACGATATTTACCCTCTATTTATTTTAGATTAAACAACCATGCAAATAATTGGATATGTATTACTCATGCTAATACAGGGTTCTACTGTACCTGTAACGGAAGATATATACACGCAATCGGAATGCAATAAACGTGCTGAATATTTAATGTCAGTGAGGAATGTTAAAGTTGTTTGTGGAGAGGTATGGAATGAAAGATAAATATTATGCTGGCTTAGAAAATTACAAAGATTGTATTGAGATTGAACCTACAACAAAAGATTGCTTTGTTTTACATACTCCATCTTGGAATATAGATGTGACAAAACAAGACTTAATTGACATCAGAAATACTATTAATGAAATACTAGGAGATGATAATGAATAAATACACCGAACTCTCTGACTTCGAGGTTAATAAAAAGGTTGCTGAGAGTCTTAAATTAAACACAATTGCATACGAACACACTGAAATAGTTTTGTTTGATGATATGGATGCAACGCCTTTCGACCCATGCAATAACCCATCAGACGCAATGCCGATTATTATTGAAAATAAAATAGGGTTATCACCAATGTACCATTCTAATAAATGGACAACTGACTGCCTTGATTATGACTTCATGTCAGTAAATAAAAACCCATACCGTGGCGCTATGGAAGTTTTTTTAATGATGAAGGATACGGAGAATAATCAATGAAGCGAATAACATTATCAGAATGGAATAATAAATATTTCGCTAACCCTAGAAGTCAACGGCAATTATCTCGCTATATAAAGGAAGGTAGGTTATACCCTGCTCCAGAAAAGGTTGGTAGAGAATATGAGTTAGAGCCGTGGACAATTCTAACAAATGACAAAATGGTAAGGGAACCGCAGTATTTAATGGAGAAAATTAATGGGCAGAAGCAGAAGTGCAAAGAACAAGGGTTTACCGCCTAACTTGTATTTGCGTAAAGGGATTTACTATTACAGGGATGTAAGAACTAAAAAGGAATTTTCTGTTGGCTCAAACAAATCATTGGCAATAACCGAAGCCATACAAGCCAATTTAGCTATTTATAAACCTAAAGAGTCATTAGTTGACAGAATTAATAATGTTCACTGTGTAACATTGCATGAATGGTTGGATAAATATCAAGATGGGTTAAAGAAAAGAGGATTGAGGAAAAAAACGTTATATGATTACAACTCTAAAATAAAAATAATCAAGTTAAATATTGCTGACGCTCCGCTCAATGAAATAACCACAAAGGATATTGCTAGCTTTATCTCAAATTATTCTAAACGCTCTATGGCAAAGTTAATGAGGGTCACTCTGCTTGATGCATTTAATGAAGCTATAGCAGAAGGTTTACTAAATGAAAACCCTGTATCGGTAACTAGAGCACCGAAAACACAGGTTAATAGAGCTAGATTAACCTTGGATGATTTTAATTACGCAATAAATCATACAAATAAAAAATACAAAAATTTATTTTTACTAGCATTACTTACAGCACAACGAATTAGTGATATAGAAAATATGAAATGGAGTGATATAAAAAATGATAGGATATATATAACTCAAATTAAAACGGGAGCAAAAATATCAATACCGACGTCCTTAAAAATCGATGCTGTTAATGTCTCTATAAAAGAAGTGCTTGGTAATATAGAAAAGAAAGGTGATTTTATCTGTGGCGTTAAAGCTCAATCCATAAGAAAGGCTTTCTTGCAATCCTTACCTCAAAAAGACAATATGCCAACATTCCATGAGATAAGGAGTTTATCAGCAAGGTTATATGAAGATGAAAAAGGAGCCGAATTTGCCAAAAAGATACTTGGTCATAAGTCCATGCAAATGACTGACAGGTATCTTGATAATAGAGGTAGTGACTATATTGAATTATGA